CTGTTGACAAGGTAATTGTCAAGGGTGCTATTTTCGACTTCCGTAAGAGCCTGCTTCCCGTTGAGTTCAGCGCTACTAATAAGAACGCTATGAACTACTTCCTTGGTCTGGGAGCTTCCATTAAGAACCCTGTTTTCACCTGCGTATGGGGTCGTCAGGTATCTGAGACCATCGTTCGCCAGATCGTAACTGAGTCTGCTTTCGGTGAGGACGAAGTTCGTGAAGTAAAGAACACTCGTCGTGATTTCGTTATCACTGGCGCCGCTAAGGAGCCTTATGTATGGGATGACGAGGGCTCTATCACTGCTGCTGAGCTGAATGAAGCTATCCAGAAGCGTGAGGTTGATTTGGCTGCAATGAAGCAGCGTCAGGATGAGTACCGTGCTTCTAAGAACCGTATCACTCCTGCCAATGCAGCTCCCGCACAGGGCGGATTCAATTTCTAATTTGAATCCAAGAGGAGGACATAAACATGGCAATTGATTTGTTGGCTTTACAGCCTCATAAAGTTTCTCGTGACCTTAGTGGTTACATCACATATATCTACGGCGCTCCTAAGTGCGGCAAGACCACTCTTGCCGCCCAGATGGAGAAGCCTTTGCTTCTCGCCTTCGAGCCTGGTTACCACGCTCTGCCTGGCGTAATGGCACAGGATGTTACTTCCTGGGCTGAAATGAAGCAGGTTTATCGTCAGTTGAAAATGCCTGAGGTCCAGGCTATGTATCGTTGTGTTATTATCGACACTATCGACATCGCTGCTGACCGTTGCAAGAAGTATATCTGCAATCAGAATGGTATCGAGGACTTGGGCGATCTGGGTTATGGTAAGGGTTGGACCAAGTTTAAAGAAGAGTTCAACGAAGTCTTCCGTGGTTTGACTCAGCTCGGCTATGCTGTGTTCTTTATCGGGCACGAAAAGCTGGAAGTTGTCGACAATCCCGATGGCACTAAGACTACTAAGATTCGTCCTCAGTTGAGCAACTCCACCAAGACTGTTATCGCTGGTATGGCTGACATTTATGGTTATGCCCACCAGAAGGCAGCTGGTGAGATGTCTGTTCTGACTCTGCGTGATGGTTCCGGTATCATTGAGTGCGGCTGCCGCTTCAAGTATATGCCCGTTGAAATTGTTATGAGTTACAAGAACCTCGTCAATGCTTTGAATGAAGCTATTGATAAGGAAGCTGAGGAGACTAATAATATGTTCGTTACTAACGAGCGCATTGTGGCTCCTACTGAGATATCTTATGACTATGATGCTCTGATGGCTGAATTCCAGGATCTGGTAGGCCAGTTGATGAGCCGTGGCACTACCAACGGCCCCAAGATTACTGCTATTGTTGAGAAGTATCTGGGTAAGGGCAAGAAGGTTAGCGACACCATTCCTGAGCAGGCTGAATTCGTAAGTCTGATCGTAAGCGACATCAAAGCTGACCTCATGTAAGAATTTGTATCAGGTCGGGGCGTTCCGCTCCGACTTGATTTTTTTATAATTTTTTGGTATAATATAGTATAAGAAAATTGAGAAAGGAGCATCATAGTGGCACACATAGTAACTTGCCCGTATTGTAAAATAAGATTCGATCGTGATAAGGAAGAATATGCCCTTGTCTCTGCGCGTCGATACGCCCACGCCGCATGTATGCTTCGTGAAGCAGAAAAAGACCCGAATTATGTAAAGAAAGAAATTATTGATCCAAACGATAATGTAGTTTGTGCTTATTGTAAAAAGCCAATGTCTAAAAAAGACGAAGATTGTGTTATGGTTGGCAATAATAAGTACGTGCATAAAGCGTGTCAAGAGTTGGAAGAGCATCGAGAAAAAACAGATAGAGAAAAACTGGAAGAATATATCAAAGAATTATTCCAAGTTTCATATATCGAGCCTCGTGTCAAAGCACAAATCAAGAAGTATGTAGAAGAATATAATTACACATATTCTGGTATGCAAAAAGCCTTATATTATCACTATGAAATAAAAGGTGGGGATAAATCCAAAGCCAATGGTGGCATTGGTATTGTTCCATATGTATATCAAAATGCTTATAACTATTTCTATGAATTGTGGTTAGCTCAACAGAAGAATAAAGATGTGCAAATTGAATTATATCAGCCGAGAGTCAAGGAAATTGTCATTCCTCGACCCGAGCGTAAAGTAAAAAAACGTCCATTATTTACATTTTTGGACGAGGAAGGGGAATGATGAATGGCGTCTAAATACGTCGATACAACAGCTATAATGTAGGTTATTGGCTGTGTTTTCAATACTCCTCAACTTTTGGAAATTACTGATAGGTATTCAATCGTTGATGAAGATTTCGCCGATCCGTTTCACAAAACGATTTTCGGTGCAATTTATAAAATCCATGAGTTAGGTGCGAATAAAATTACATTAGAAAGCATTTCTGATTTCTTCGCATCTCGACCCAAGAGCGCGGCTGTATATAAGCAAGGGAAGGGCGAAGAATGGCTACTCAAGGTATCTGAGAGTAGTATTCCATCAGCCTTCGATTATTATTACGGTCGTTTGAAAAAATTCTCTCTATTGAGAGCATTTGATAACTGCGGCATTGATGTTACTGACATTTATGACCCAGATAATATTTTGGATGTAAAGAAGAAACAACTTCAAGAGGATCAATTAGATAATTCTTCACTGGAACAGATTGCTGATATTGTCGATGCGAAGATTGATAATATTAGATTGCAATATGTTGATGATGCTTTTGGTGAAGCTCAACAAGCCGGTGAAGGTATTTTTGATTTGATTGAGAAATTCAAACAGCATCCAGAAGTCGGTGTACCTCTATATGGTCCGCTAATCAATACAGTTACTCGAGGCGCAAGACTGAAGAAATTTTACTTGCGGTCTGCGGCTACTGGTATCGGTAAGACCCGTTCAATGATTGCGGATTGCTGCTACATCGGCTGCAATAAGATATATGATGAAACATTTGGTTGGATTGGCAGCGGTCCTGCAGAGCCAGTCTTATTTATCACGACCGAGCAGGAGCTTGAAGAAATCCAAACTATGATGTTGGCATTTTTATCAAATGTAAATGAGGAACATATTCTAAATGGTGAGTATGGTGAGGGTGAGGAAGAGCGTGTTATGCAGGCTGCTAAACTCTTGAAAGAAAGTCCTATTTATGTTGAAGAATTACCAGATTTCTCATTGAAAGATGTAGAAGATAAGATAAAGAAAAATATTCGTGAGCACGATGTAAAATATGTGTTCAACCCTATTAAAAGGGTGTTGGGACAATGAAACACTTTTCCGCTAATCAGCGGGGTACCTGCGGCGGGCCCGGTCAAAGACCGGCGAACCGAGCAACCGCAAGTGCTAACGGGGAACCCTAAACAGTAATGCATGGGAATCCCGTGGGAAACTTTGGACGGAACTAGTCAATTGAGCTTTGACTTCTTTCATACTATAATGAAAGGAGTGGTTCTATGGGAATTATTTATTGTTTTACAAATAATGTAAATGGTAAAAAATATATCGGACAATCCATTAGCAAAGGTAATGCTCGATATAATAATCATAAAAGCAGTTATAAAAATCCAGATGATTGTGAATATGAATCTCCACTTCATCGAGCATTCCGCAAACACGGATTTGAAAATTTTACTTATGAAGTATTAGCACAAGATGTTGAAAATATTGATTTATTAAATCAATTAGAAATTCAATATATTCAACAATATAATTGTCAAATACCAAATGGTTATAATATTGAACCCGGCGGTAAAAATTGTGCTAAACCCAAAACAATAGAGCATAGAAAGAAAGAAATTTGGGCTCAAGCGAAATTGACAGAAGAAGAAGTTATTGAATTAAGAAAGGCATATCAAAGAAAAGAAAGTCCTACTAAAATATATAAAGAAAAGTATGAAGATATAATGCATTATAATTCTTTTCTAAATATTTGGTCTGGACGAAGATATGCTCTTATTATGCCAGAAGTATTTGAAAATGGACGTCATACAAAACTCAATGCTGAAACTGTAAAACTTATTAGAAAGGATAGAGAAGAAACAAATCTTTCTTATGATAAGTTAGCAGAGAAGTATGGCATTTCAAAAGGCACTATTGCTGACATAATCAAAAAACGAACTTGGAAAGATGTCTAAAGAACCTGTATCGACTATCCCCCAGGCCTTCTGGGCGGGGGAGTAGGGGTGCTATTGATACGCACTTGGATTTTAGGAAACGAAGTCCATTAAATGCCGAAACGGTGTCCTGCGGGACCCGGTCAGCCGTTCGCTGAACCGGGGCGACCGCAGTAAAAGATAGTCAGCGCTTATAGAAATATAAGAGTCCGTTGCCACGATTATATTCATACGAGTTTGAAAATTTTGGAAGAAATCACTAAGCGTTCTGGTGGTGTCAAACTGAGAGAAGATAATATCTTGTTTATGTTATCTACTCGATTGAAAGATATCTGCAACCAACATGGTGTGTTTATCATGTCAGCCACTCAGTTGAACGGTGATTACCAGGATAGTAAAACTCCAGACCAGAACTTACTGCGTGGTGCGAAAGCTATCGCAGATAAGATTGACTATGGCTCCATTCTTCTTTCTGTAAAAGATGATGATTTGGTAGCCTTAGAAAATATATTATCCTCTAATATTTTTGAAAGACCTACAATTAAGATGTCAATTTACAAAAATAGACGAGGTAGATATAAGGGCGTAATTTTATGGTGTAAGGCAGATTTGGGCGTGTGTCGTATTAAACCAATGTTCTGCACTACCTATGATTATGAAATGGTGAGTATTGACGATGTTCGTATTAGAATTGACGAAGAATCAGCCTTCGAGTGCGAAGAGTAATCGAGGGCTGAGAGCAAAAGCTAATTTGTTACATGATTCCGATTTTGGAATTGTAAATAAGAAGGAGATAAATGAAATGGCTGATTTTGTAAAAAACGATAAGAGAAATAACAACAACGGTAAGAAGAACTTCAATCGCAACAACAACCGCCCCAATAACAAGCCTAACAATGGTTTTACCGGCAAGAAGCGTGACACTGTGCCCGCTCCCGATGTTTGCGCCGGCACCGTCGAGTACAAGATGGGTAAGCTGATGGCTGATGAAATCCTCAAGGCTGCCAAGGGTAAGAGTGGCAAGTTACCCAAGCCCGCACATGAGATTCTGTGCGATTATGTAAATACTCAGATGGGTCTGAAAGGATACTGCGTCAAGGTTCTTGTTGATATCAACTAATGTTGGTATTTGATAAAACCAAAATCCGTGAGGCTCTCACCGACGAAAATGTATTCGATTTACTTCAAGAATGGGGCGGAGATCCGAGTCGAGACACATTCGGCTTCGTCTCCGCTACCATCTGTCACAACCCTCCTGGTGAAGGTAGTAGAAAGCTATATTACTATGAAAACACCGGCTTGTTCCGCTGCTACACTGGCTGCGATAGTTATTTCGATATTTTCGAGTTGACAGCCAAGGTCGCTCAGATTCAATGGCATAGAGAGTTCGACCTAAATGACGCAGTAAGGTGGATCGCTCAAAGATTTGGATTTTCTGGCGACCATGAAAATAGACCAGAAGATGAAGATTTAGACGATTGGAAATACCTAGCTAACTACGAGCGAATTCAAGATATTGAGGTGAAGGATAACTCGGTTATCCTAAAAGAATATGAAAATGGTATATTGGAACGCTTCAACTACTCGCTGAAGATAGGTCCCTGGTTGCGAGAGGGTATTACTCAGGCCGCATTAGACCAAGCAAAAATTGGTTTTTATCCAGGAGGCGACCAAATCACAATTCCGCATTTCGATAAAGATGGTCGATTTGTGGGACTGCGCGGACGCACCCTGTGTGCGGAAGAGGGCGAGCGTTTTGGTAAGTATAGACCGATGCGTATAAACGGACAATTATATAATCATCCTCTTGGAATGAACTTATATAACTTTAATAACAGTCGTAAGAATATTGGTGTTATGAAAAAAGCGATTATTTTTGAAGGAGAAAAATCTTGTCTGTTATATCAATCATATTTCGGATTAGAAAATGATATATCGGTTGCGTGTTGCGGTTCAAGCGTATCGGCTTGTCAGATTCAAATGCTCTTAGACGCTGGCGCAGAAGAGATTATAATTGCGTTTGATCGCCAGTTCCAAGAAATTGGTGATGAAGAATTCAAGCATTTGAAAATGAATTTATTGCGATTAAGAACAAAATATAAGAACTATGCAACAATATCTTTTATATTCGATAAAAATAAAATTACAGGATACAAGGACTCGCCGATCGACTGCGGGCCGCAAGTATTCCTGCAACTATTCAAAGAGAGGATAGTGTTGTAATGTACGACCTAAATGAAGTATTCAAAAATGGTCCATAGGACATTCAAGAGCGCATGGATGTAATTGCTAATACCATTGACGGTATTATGAAATTGCAAAGTGAGCTTCAAGCGCTAGGCTATTGGTGTCCTCACTGTCAGAGATGGTATTATCAAGATGATTGTGGACTTCGAGAAAAAACATATACTAAACTCATTTGTACTAATCCCTTCCAAGGATATTTAGATCCTTATGAGTATGAAGAGCGTACAGTTCACGACTGGTATGATATTTGCCCCGAAGGCCATGAAATTAGTAGTAAACCGAGGTTCCAGCTATGAGAGGAATTATTTGGGCCTATGAAAGTGATGAGGAGAATGAAAAATTACTTGAAATTGAAGAGCAGTATGCTCGAATGGATATTAAACCAATAAGACGAGTAATTAGTAAATCTGCAGGCTCTTGGATTTTATTCGATAATGATGATATTTGGAGAGTTGTGCGCGCCTCGGATAGCGGACGAGGTCACTCGGCAAATGTGTCTTATATCGACCGCCGCATTTCTCAAGAAGCAATCAACACCATTATTAAGCCAGCAACTAAGGCTATGCCTTATCAATCATTTCGTTTTTATCTTCCTTCCTCTTATGACTGGACGAGAGAGGATGAAGAAATTGAAGCAAAATTCATATAATAAGTTAGTGGTGATCTACATGAAAGGAGGTTGAATACTTTATGGAGTATCAACTTATTGTACCTAATATCCCGCTGGAGAAATAGCTAACAGCGGTCGAATAGGTACTTGCCAACCGGGGCATTGTACCGGCGAATGTAGAACACTATCTACATACTACTGATGCAGATATTTTAGACCCAAAAATTCTTATGAATATCCAAGAGGGTGTAAAACTTCTCATCAAACATATCGCACAAAATGACAAAGTTCTAATTCAGATTGATAGCGACTGTGATGGTTATACAAGTGCGGCCGCCCTTATCAACTATCTGAATTGTCTATTCCCCGGTTTTGTGTAGAACAATGTATATTATCGTATCCATACGGGGAAACAGCACGGCATTATTCTTGATACTGTTCCCGCAGATGTCAAGTTAGTGATTGCGCCCGACTCAAGTTCCAATGATTATGAAGAGCATAAGACATTGGCTGAAAAAGGCGTGGATGTGCTGGTAATTGACCACCACGAAGCAGATAGTATCTCAGAACACGCCTGTATTATCAACAATCAGCTGTGTGATTATCCCACTAAGTCTTTGTCTGGTGTCGGAATGGTATATAAATTCTGTTCCTATATCGACGAGCTTATGAATGTTGATTATGCAGATCAGTTTTTAGATTTGGTCGCACTCGGAATGGTGGCCGACATGATGGATCTACGCGATTTTGAAACGAGACACCTTATCACGCGAGGACTCGAGAATATTCGCAATCCATACTTCAAGGGAATGGTAGACAAACAAGCATATTCGTTGAAAGACGGTATCAGTCCTATTGGAGTAGCTTTTTATATTGCTCCCTATGTAAATGCCACGATAAGAATGGGAACGCAGGAAGAAAAGCTCATGCTATTCGAGTCTATGCTTGACTATCGGGGATATGAACTAGTCCCATCAACCAAAAGAGGATGTAAGGGTCAGCAGGAGACGAGAGTAGAACAGGCTTGTCGTAATTGCACTAACATCAAAAATAGGCAAACAAAAGCAAGAGACGCAGCCTTGGAGACAATTGAACGCATAATCAAAGAGAAAAATCTGTTAGAGAATAAGATTTTGGCTATCAAATTAGATACTTTTGCGGCCGATAAAAACCTTACTGGTTTGATTGCAAACCAGCTAATGGCGAAATATCAACGCCCAGTACTTCTACTTAATAAGACAGAAGATGGCTGGGAGGGTTCAGGAAGAGGATACGATAAATCGAAATTTGATAACCTCCGTGAGTTTTTGAAAGATAGTGAATTGGTAATGTATGCAGAAGGTCACGCCAACGCATTGGGTGTTGGTATCACTGATGCAAACTTTACTCAATTTGTAAATTACTCCAATCACGCTTTGGCAGATTTTGACTTTACCCCTTGTTATAAGGTTGATTTCATTTTCCACGGTGATGATTTCAGAGGAAAAGACATTGTGGAAATTGCTGAACTCAAATCTTTATGGGGCCAAGGAGTAGATGAACCTCTGGTTGCCATCGAACATATCAATCTACATAAAGATAATATTGTTCTTATGTCACCAGACAAGAGTCCTACTCTAAAGATAACCTTACCAAATGGTACGAGTTTAATCAAATTCAAGTCGTCACAAGAGGAGTATGAAAAATTACACTCTGAAACTGGTTGTATAACCATCAATGTTGTGGGCAAGTGTGAACGCAACATATGGAATGGTATTGTAAGGCCACAAATTATTATTGAAGATTACGAAATTGTAGGAGAACAGAAATACTATTTCTAATTGACGGCCTGATAGTAATATTAGGAGGAAATTATGAAACAGAAAATTATCGGTGTATTGTTGATTATAGCCATGTTTATTAGCACTCTAAGTGTTATTGCATATGCAGCAGGTACTGTGGTCGCAGACACCAATCCAGTTGCTACTTTTTCGGAAGATTACATCCCTTCTGAGACTACCACCTTTCCAGTAGATACTGAGTCTACTGAACCAGAAGAGGTAGTTATTGTATTAGATACCGTGGAGTTCAAGCGTGTTGAACCTACTACATATGATGAAGCTACTTCTCTATTGGAAGAAGCTATTGCTCGCCAGGAGCTTACTGAAACCATCTATCAAGGTTTCCTAACTCTCGGTTATGCGGACGACCATCCCGCAGTAGTATTAGCTAAAACCGATATTGAAAATGCAACAATTGAAGTTGAGTATTACCAAGAGCAATTCTCAATTTGGGAAGAGAAACTCAAATGGGAGAAGCGTGCGGCCGAGTATCCAGTTGCTACTCAAGTCTGGCTCTATATGAAGAATGAGCTGGGTTATAGTGATACTGTGTGCGCCGGTATTATGGGTAATATGATGGCTGAGTGCGGCGGTTGCTGGACTTCCGATCTCGATTGGGACGTACATAGCTCAAGTGGTTTCGGTATGATTCAGTGGCTAGGCGGCCGCAAGCGTCAACTATTTTCAATTTACGGAGAAAATCCAAGTATTGAAGATCAGCTCAATTTTATGCACGATGAGTTGCACGGCACTGATGGAGTTACCAAACAAGTTACAAATTGGCAACTCGAGCAAATCATGGAAGCCGACACTCCGGAAGAATGTGCCTACGCCTTCGCTTGTTATTTCGAGCGTTGTGGTGAAGGACATAGAGCGCCTCGTAGAGGATACGCAAGACGAGCTTACGAGTATTTCGTAGGGTAAGTAAATAGGTTATATAGGGGTTCGCCCCTATATAACCCTTATTTTTGTTTATAGGAGATGGAAAGATGGCAGTTTTGAAATAGATACAAAATGATATTATGCTAAACTTACCAAGCGTATCAGACGCTACAATAAGTTTGAGTTCAGTGGTGGCCCAAGTCGGCTGTACCACATAGCAAATGACAGAAGCTCTGCGTAAGTTATCAGAGTTGATGCAACAGATGGATTGGGCGACTACTGAAATCACTGCCATAAAGGATTCAATGAGTGATTTGAGGTATGATGTGGATTGTGCGGATGCCGCTAATAGCGCTCGGACAGACTTGGTAGAAATGCAAATAGACGAGCTCCGATCGGCATTGGACGCCAAGACCGAAAACTCAAATCAAAAAGGCGGTTTAGAAATTTCAAATCGAATTGTTCCCAGTGAGGATTTTCTTATTTTGGGAGATATTGGTTGGTCTGATGATATTATAAACTTAGACAAGACCAATATGTTTTTGAATTGATTTATATAAAATATTTTGGTATAATAAAAATAAAAAGGTGAGAATAAAATGACGGATTACGCAAAAAGTCTGAAAGAAAAATTGGATATTGTAAGATTACCAAGAGAAGATTTCGATGAATTGGTAAAAGACCGTTTAGATTTTGGATTTGATAGTATCTATTTTAGATATGCCGAAGTCTGTGATGAATTGGCTGCGTATATGTCTAGAGCCGATCATATTGACCCCGTTGACGCGCGTCGGCGTATGAATGGTCGTAAGCAGCATTTTTATATGACATTAGAACAGCTGGTTCACGCCCATCCAAAGGAGGATGAAAATGGTACTTACTGCTAAATAGGAAGAGGGATTAAAGATTGCGGTCGCCCGCTATAAGAACAATGAACCCTGGACCTGTATCGCCGGTTACGCTGGTACTGGTAAGAGTACACTTGTGAAGTTTATCGTTGCAGCGCTGGGTCTATATCCCGCAGAGGTTTGTTATATCGCATTCACAGGCAAGGCCGCAAAGGTTTTGCGTGAAAAAGGATGCGAGAATGCCATGACCGCACACAGACTGTTATATCAGTCCTATCCTCGCAATGATGGAACATTCTATCACAAACCTCGTAGACCTCTGGACTATCCATATAAGTTGATTGTTGTCGATGAAATTTCAATGCTTCCAAAAGAGATTTGGGATTTGTTGACTTCACATCGTATTCATGTTATTGCTCTTGGCGACCCCGGCCAGCTTCCTCCTATTGGTGAGTCTAATGGAGTGCTCGACCATCCGCACATTTTCTTGGATGAGATTATGCGCCAAGCCCAGGAGAGTGAAATCATTCGTTTGACTATGGATATTCGAGACGGCAAACCTCTCGAACTCTTCCGAGGAAACGAAGTGCAAATCATTGATAAGAAAGATGTTGTGTCTGGTATGTATACTTGGGCCGACCAGATCCTTGTAGCAAAGAATGAGACACGCCGTACGGTAAATCATCTTATGCGTAAGTATTTACATGACATTGACGATCCGACTCCAATAGTAGGAGATAAGGTTATTTGTTTGCGGAATGACTGGGATCATCCGAGTGAAGCGGGCGATGTAATGGTGAATGGCACTATTGGCACACTTACTAAGATTGATTTGTTGAATAACAATCCTTATTTGCGGCCGATGATGGTTTGCGATTTTTGGTCTGATGATTATTCAGACGATGATGTTGAAAACTCTCCACAGGATTTGATTTTCCGTGGTGTAAATATGGATTACAGATTACTCACTACTGGTGAGCCGACCGTAACCGCGCAGAACTGGAAGCGCTTCCCTAAGATTTGGCGCCCCCGTGAATTCGACTATGGTTATTGTATTACTACCCATAAGGCGCAGGGTAGTGAATATGATAAAGTTCTTGTTTTTGAAGAATTTTTGCGTGGTGGACACCATGCAGAGTGGCTATATACAGCTGCTACGCGCGCCAAAGAAAAGCTCGTTATCGTGCGAGATAGTTGACAATAGAGAAAAAAATTGGTATAATATAGTATAAGAAATCAAATTGAAAGGGATAATCGAATGGGAACATATTTCAATATTCACAACCATACAATGTATTCGAATATCCGCTTACTCGATTGTATCAATAGACCTAAGGACCTCATTGACAAAGCAATTGAATTGGGTCTTTCCGGCATTGCGATTACAGACCACGAATGTCTATCCGGACATATGGAAGTCAATCAGTATGCTTAGAAGATAAAGGAGAAGTATCCCGATTTTGTAATTGTTTTAGGCAATGAGGTTTATTTAGTAGATAAACGAGAGAGTGGTATCAAATATTATCACTTTATTCTAACTGCCAAGGATGAAATCGGACACAAGGCTCTGCGTGAATTGAGCTCAACTGCTTGGTATCATTCCTATGTCGATCGAGGTATGGAGCGCGTGCCCATTACCAAAGACGAATTGGCAACCATTATGGCGAAGTATAAGGGGCATGTAATTGCTTCAACCGCCTGTATGGGTGGCGAGTTATCCACCGCCGCATACAACATGGCCTGCGCTGAAAATGTCAATGATAAGATTTCCGCAGGAGTGTTTTATAATCAAATTTGCGATTTCATCAAGTATTGTCTTGATGTGTTCGGTAATGATTTCTATATTGAATGTGCGCCTTCAACCGCTGAGGATCAATGTATCACCAACCGCAAGTTATATCGTATTGCAAAAGCATATGATATTCCTTTGATTGTTGGTACTGACTCTCACTATCTCACCAAGGAAGATAGATACGTCCATAAGTCTTATCTAAATTCTAAGGGCGGCGAGCGTGAGGTTGATAGTTTCTATGAGTTTGCTCATTTGATGTCATATGATGAAGTTTATAAACTATTGCATCATTGCTTTGGAAATGATTATATTGTCACTGAAATCTTAGAAAACTCTCGTAAATTGGGTGAACAATATACTTCATACTCTTTAGAGCGTAAACAGATGATTCCTAAGATTCCTCTGCCAACTCATTCTGAACGAGAAATTCAAGAGTACATTCCATATGAAATCGATTGGAACCTAAATAAGTTCTATCCATGTTTAGCGCATTTGTTAGTTGATGGTAACGTCCAAGAGAGATATTGGCTATATGAGTGCGCGAAGAGCCTAAATGAAAAAGGCTTACAAGATAAAGTTGAATATTGGCAGAGATTAGAAACCGAAGCTGATGTTATTTTAGATATTGGAGAGAAATTAGATGACTGTCTATTCGCCTATTTCAACACCTTCAAGCATTACATCGACCTATTCTGGGAGTGTGGCTCAATTGTTGGCCCAGGTCGAGGCTCGGCCACAGGATTTTTGTCTAACTACCTCTTGGGCATCACGCAGCTCGACCCCATCAGATGGAATCTACCTTACTGGCGTTTCCTTAATAAGGAGAGAGCCGAGTTGCCCGATATTGACATTGACCTCGCTCCATCAAAACGACCCGCAATTTTTGAAGCAATTCGTAAAGAGCGTGGAGAGTTGGGACTTATCCAGGTCGCAACCTTCGGAACAGAAGGAACGAAATCAGCTGTACTCACGGCTTGCCGCGGTTATCGAAGCGAGGATTTCCCAGATGGAATCGATGTCGATCAAGCCCAGTACATGTCTTCTCTAATCCCCCAAGAGCGTGGATTCTTATGGCCGATTAGTGATGTTATCAACGGCAATGAGGAGAAAGATAGAAAACCCGTTGCTCCATTCATTCGAGAAGTAAATAACTATCCTGGTCTATTGGCTATTATTCAGTCAATTGAAGGACTAGTAAATAAGCGTTCTTCTCACGCTTCGGGTGTTATCTTATATGGTAGTGACCCGTTTGAAACTGCGGCATTTATGAGAACTCCAAGTGGAGATTTGATTACCTGCTATGACCTGCATAAAGCAGAGGCCGCAGGTGATACCAAGTATGACTTCTTGGTAACTGAAATTTCAGATAAGATTATCAAATGTTTTGAATTACTTACCGCAGATAAAGTAATTGAAGATATTGGTTTGCGTAATCTATATAATAAGTATATTCATCCAGAAGTGATTGATACAACTGATCCCCGCATTTGGGAGCATCTTGCGGCCGGTGATGTTCTGGATGTGTTCCAGTTCAGCACTGGCGTTGGATTAGCTATTGCAAAAAAGTTGAAACCAAAGAATCCTATGGAGATGACTGCGGCGAACGCAATGATGAGACTTATGTCTGAAAAAGGCAAGGAATCTCAGCAAGATAGATATGTTCGTATCCAAAAGCGAGGATTGGAAGAATTTGATCGAGAAATGCACGAAGCTGGTCTGGATCAAAATATGATTGCGCTAATGCATAAGCATTGTGACCAATACTGGGGTTGTTGTGCTATCCAGGAGCAGATGATGGAATTACTTATGGATGTTGCAAATTTCACATTAGGTGAAGCCAATAATGCGAGAAAGATTGTTGGTAAGAAGCAAATGAGTAAGATTCCGGAATTGCGCGAACAGGTCTATAGTAAATTTGACCGGGTTCAGTCGGCAAATTATTTCTGGGAAAATGCAATTGCACCCCAGTTAGGATATGCATTTAGTCTGAACCACTCTCTGCCTTATTCTTTTGTTGGTATTCAATCAATTTACTTTGTTATGAATTTCAATCCAATTTATTGGAATACTGCTTGTTTGATTGTAAACAGTGGTGCAACTGATGAAGAAGCAGGAGGTTCAACTGATTATGGAAAAATTGCCAAAGCAATCGGTGATATCACTGGTGCAGGAATTAAAGTTAGCTTGGCAAACATTAATAAATCAGATTTTGGATTTGCTCCAGATGTAGAAAATAATCGAATTCTTTTTGGATTGAAAGGTATGTTGAATGTGGGCGATGATTTGATTGCCAGCATTATTGAAAACAGACCTTATAGCTCTCCAAAAGATTTCTTGAATAGAGTTAGACCCAGTAAGCAAGCTATGATTGCCCTTATCAAGGGTGGCGCATTTGACGATATGGAAGAGCGTCAATTTGTAATGGCTTGGTATATCTGGGAGACTTGTGATAAGAAGAGTCGTATCACCTTACAAAATATGGGTGGACTTATCAAGCACGGATTATTGCCTGAAAAAACTGAAGAGCAAATTCTCGCTCGTCGAGTATATGAGTTCAATAGATATTTGAAGGCAATTACTAAGGCTGATAAGTATGCTTATAAGGATATGTATAGTCTTGATACGAGAGCAATCGCTTTCTTGCAGGAGATTGATTGCGAAAATCTTATGACAACAGATAATGTGTCTTGGTATATAAAAACTAAGGCTTGGGATAATGTATACCAGAAGCATATGGATGTATTCAGAAAGTGGATCGCCGCAGAAAAAGATACAATCTTAAATGCGCTGAATACAGAAATCTTCATGGAAGATTGGAATAAATATGCGAAGGGTACTATCTCTGCGTGGGAGATGGAAGTCTTGTGCTTCTATTATCATGACCACGAATTGCAAAATGTCAATAATGATAAATATGGCTTTGTTGATTTCAACCTATTGCCAGAAGATCCGATCATTGAAAAGACATTCCATAAGGGAGGCAAAGACATTCATATCTTTCATTTGAATCGTATTTGCGGAACTTGTATTGCAAAGAATAAGACTAAGAGTACAGTTACCATTTTGACAACAACAGGTGTTGTAAATGTCAAATTCAGAAAAGAATATTTTGCGATGTTCGATAAGCAGATCTCCGAGCGTGGCGCAGATGGCGTCAAGCACGTCGTTGAGAAGAGTTGGTTCAACCGCGGTAATATGATCGTCGTAACGGGAATCCGCAGCGGTGATGATTTTGTTTCTAAGAAGTATGCTTCTACTGGCGGACATCAGCTATATCGTATCAATGAGATCTTGGATAATGGTGACTTAGTATTACAAGATAGTCGTTATCAAGGAGGCACTGCAGAAGATGTTGACTAAGAGATATGTAAAAAAAGCATATGTATTAGAAGCGTTCTGCGATAAGTGTGGTAGTAAAATGGTGAGCACGGGGATGGTATATTCTACCTACCCCGAGCAATACCCATTCCGTTGCAGTAACCCCGACTGCGATGGTCGTGCTACCTTCTGGGCGCATGAAGTCCCCGGAAAAATTCAATATGAGTTTGAGGAGGACAATGAAAATGTATAAAATAGTTCTTTTTATGGGTAAAGGCGGCGCTGGTAAAGACTCATTGATGAAATAGGTATTAAAATTACTCGCTGAAAAGAAAATTATTTCTGAGGTCCACGAGATCGTAAGCTGTACCAGTAGACCAATGCGAGAGGGCGAAGCTCACGGCATCAATTACTATTACTATCATCCCGATGATTTTGCAATGAAAATTATGAATGATGAAATGTTGGAATTTACTAATTTCAACAATTGGTGGTATGGTACTAGTTATGAGTCTGTACGCAGCGATGGCATTATCAATATCGGTGTTTTCAATCCTGCGGGTGTGCGGCAGTTGCTTGACCGGCCGGATTGTGAAGTCACTGTTTATTGGGTAACTGTTTCTGATAAACAGCGCTTATATCGTCAGCTTAGTCGAGAGGAAAATCCCGACGTTAAAGAGATTGTTCGTCGCTTCAATGCTGATGAAGAAGATTTTGCTGATATTGATTTTGACTACACCGAAGTTGTCAACGAGACTTTTGACGATTTCTATGCGAACGCCGAGCAGATTGCAGGCCAGATCGAGGACATGCTCGCGCAAGGACGACATTGATTAATAGATCAAGATAAAACGCTATATTTTGTAGAGAGTTTTTACGCTCTCCACAAGATATAGTATTTTATAATGGAGGTAATTAGTATGCATGTAATTAAAAGAGATGGTACAAGAGTTCTATTCAATCCCGATAAGATTGTAAATGCCATCAATAAGGCTATGATTAGCGCATACGGCTCCGTGTATGAATCCGATACTGCTGAAGAAATCGCAGATCTAATTGGTAGTCGCGGTGTCGATATGTCCGTCGAACAAATTCAAGACTTGGTTGAAGGATATTTGATGAAGAGTGAATATCCAGAAGTTGCCAAGGCTTACATTTTATATCGTGACGAGCGCAGTAAGGCTCGTATGCGTCAAAGTAAATTATTAAAGGCAGTTATGCGTAGAACTGAAGCTACTGCTGTTGAAAATTCCAATGCGAATGTTGATGAGAAGAGCTTCTCCGGTCGTGAGAAGGAAGCTTCCGCAGACATTTAGAAGATAATTGCGTTGGATTATACTCTATCCCCCGAAGTAGCGCAAGCTCATAAGGATATGTTGTTATATCAACACGATAATGAGAAAACAAATATTGGCGAACATAACTGCTTGTTCGTTGATTTCAAAAAGATTTTTACTGATGGTTTCGTAACTCGCAACGGCGATGTGCGTCCACCATCAAAATATGATACTGCTTGTCAGCAATATGCAGTTATTTTCCAATGCCAGTCCCAGGTTCAATTTGGTGGCGTTGGTACAGTCCATGCTGACTATGACTTGGCTCCATATGTTGCCAAGAGCTTCTACAAGCATATGCGTAACTACTTCACTGATGTTGAAGGCTTGTCTAAGGAAGATGCTGAAATTGTATTAAAGGCTAAGTATGAGCCTTGCGTAATTGACAATGAAGCAATTAAGGATACTCCTGCTTATAAGTTTGCTATGCGTCAGCTAGAGCGTGAAGGTATCCAGGCAAGTGAAGCTTTGTATCATAACTTAAATACTCTGGAGTCTCGTGCGGGTAGCCAGGTTCCTTTCACTTCTATCAACTTCGGTCGTGACACTTCTACCGAGGGTCGTTTTGTAAGTGAGAAGATGTTAAGAGCTTCTTTATCTGGCGTTGGTAAGCACCATTTAACTCCTATCTTCCCAATTAGTATTTTCCAGTATAAACAAGGATGTAATGCTAATCCAGAAGATCCAAACTACGATTTGAAGCAATTAGCTATCGAATCTTTGAGTAAGAGAATTTATCCTAACTTCGTCAACTGCGATTTTTCACAGGCGCACGAAGATCCTAATGATCCCGACACATACTTCGCCACAATGGGCTGCCGCACAATGTTAGGTTATGACCGTCATACTGATTCCTACAACCGCGTTGGTCGTGGTAACCTGTGCCCCAATACTATGATTTTACCAAAGTTAGGTATCGAATATGGTATCTGTTTAGGTAAGCGTGAGACCCCGGATTTAGATGGCTTCTGGTCTGCATTCGAGGATTTATTGATGTTATGCGAACAGGGTCTTTTGGAGCGTTTTGATATTATGGTAAATCAGCCTCCTGAGGCTGGTCCTTTCATGTATCAAAATGGTACTATGAAAGACGCCCAGAAATGCCGAGTATCTAACTACGAAGCATTGAAGCACGGAACTTTGGCTATGGGTTACATTGGTATTGCCGAAATGTGTCAAGCATTGTTTGGTAAGAATCATGCCGAAGATCCAAAAGTACACGAGTTCGCTTTGAAGGTTGTAAAGCGTATCAATGAATATGCTAAGGAAGCTTCTGAGCGTCATGATTTGAACTTCTCTTGCTACGCTACCCCCGCGGAAGGTCTATGCCACACCGCTGCAAAGGCTCTGCGTAAGCAATATGGAGTTATTCCTAATGTTACCGACCATGAGTTCTTAACCAATAGCCACCATGTACCCGTATGGCATGAGATTAGTATCTTCGATAAGCTTGCGGTTGAGGCTCCATTCTGTAAGTATCCTACTGGTGGATGTATTACTTATGTCGAGCTTGATAGCACTTTCGTAAAGAATACCAAGGCTATCGAACAGATTATTGATTATGCTTTCAAGGAGTTAGATATTCCTTATTTAGCATTCAATTTCCCCATTGACTCCTGCTTAGATTGCGGCTTCTAGGGTGAGTTCAATGATGCTTGTCCCGAGTGTGGCAGCCACAATATTCAGCAGTTGCGTCGTGTAACTGGTTATTTGACTACTGACTATCGCCATTTCAACAAGGGAAAACAGTCAGAGGTCGAACATAGAGTCAAACATTCACAATTTTCCTAATTGTAGCTAACTACGAATTAGCTACGCTATTAGAAAGGAGTAAGTTCGTATGAATTACAGTGGTCTCATTTTGAATGATATTACTGCGGCCCCCGGTCTTTGTGTGAGCTTTTTCGTACAGGGATGTCCCCACAGATGTAAGGGTTGTCACAACCCAGAGACTTGGGAGTTTGGTCGAGGCAAAGAATTTACTTCTGACACCCTAAATCAAATTATTACCGGCCTCACCGCCCAAGGTATCCAGCGTGATCTGTGTATCATGGGCGGCGAGCCTCTTTGTGACGAAAACGCCTTTCTTACCTATTTAGTCATCAAAGAGGTCAAAGATAAGGTGCCAGGAGTCAAGGTGTATATATGGAGCGGATATACCTATGAAGAATTACAACATCGCAACCATCCGCAAGTGCGCGGAGCGTTAGAATTAGCTGATGTTTTAATTGATGGTCCATATATTGAAGAAGAGCGAGATATTACACTGAATATGAGAGGCTCACGAAATCAGCGTATTATTGACTTATCCGAAAAAAAATGATATAATATTTATATAAATGAGATAAAGGAGGGTTATAATTTGGGTAAACAAAAAATCAAAAAGATGGATTTGTCTCAAGTGAATTTTATTCCCATTGAAGGTGAAATTATGCAAAATGCTACTGATGGCAAATATTACATCTGGCATAATGATAATTGGCATGAATTCAAAATGGAAAGTTCTGGTGTAGAAATGGGACTTTACGATATGAATAAGCAAATTATTGCACAGCTACCCGATTTGACCGACTGGGATCGAGTGTCTGAAACTTTGACAAAGTTTGACACTGATTGGCATAATGATTATTATATGCTTTACGGTAAGGAGATTTCTTATTTCACTGTATTTAAGATTAAAGAGCATATCGCATTTGCTCGTGAAGTAGTTGATGTAATTCAAAATATTGGTATAGTGAAAGCGATCGATTTAACTGAAGCTACTGATGCTATTGAAGTTTGGGTTATATATGAGAATGAACCCACTTGCTTATACCTATTCCCCTATGACATGGGAATTGTACAGGTTGGTGAGTGATTGTGGCTGAAACAAAAACAATTACAACTTACGATGGTGTTAAGTATTAGAAAGTAACTCTTGAAGAAATTGGCAATACTGGACACTATAAAGAAATTAATCGTTCTACTAGTTCAATTTTAGGTCTCTTAGATGATATAAAAGAATTAGAATAGGCAAAGATTAATATTAATAATTTTAAAGTTCGAAATGGTACCATATACATTTTAACTGATTCTATTATGACCGGTTTAAATGCAAAATATTATTATATATTTACTTCTATTGCAATACATTATCCGAAAGACTATAATACTCTCGCAGATGGTGTTATTAAAGCATTAGAAGAATTAGGATATGTTCGTGAAATTATATATAATAACGAAGAAATTATATTTACATTAATTTCTAAACAAGATGAAAAAGAGTTGGTACTTTATTTACGTCCCATTGCAAATGATGTAAAAGTTGTTGGAGGATAAGATGAAAAAAATATATTGTGATTTACATATTTTTGACTTAAGTCAAAAAATTTATGTATATGATACTGAAACTGGTAGTTTAGAATGTGTTGCTATTGCTACTATTGAAGAGTTACCAGAAGTAATCAATGCGGTATGTGCGGAAACCGGTATTCCGAATGTACATCTAGGCGGCAATCTATCTTACGCTCACATGGTGTCAGAAGACATTTTGGCGTATTCTAAAATGAATTATAGTCATAAAAATAATATTGTGATTGAGGTAAAATAATATGAGATATTTATTGAAAGCTGTTGATACTTACAGAGTACCCGATGAGGCAGCTGTAGAAGTCCTGCATGAAGAGCTTCTAAACGATCCCGCATTTGATCTTGTTGGCTTCAGTTATAAAGTGAAGTAGATCAAAGCTAAGGGTGAAGTTATTGAGGAATATATGGTCGTGCAAGCCACCAAGGTTTTTACGGCAGAGAAAGACCCTGAAGATGTCTTCACTGTGAGTTACGAGAGGGGCTAAGAATATGGCAAAGTTCGAGAAAGTATCCCGTTATGCAGACAAAGAAATCGTAATGCCCGTGCGCAAGACCAGTCAATCCGCAGGATATGACCTGGTCGCCGCAGAGGATTATATTATTCCTTCCGTATTTCAACTTGCTGGAGAAGCTGAGGAAGTATGGACTGTCGGGGAAGAAGAGTATGTTACTCTCGATCAAATGGCTGAGTTTACTAAGTTGACTAAGTATAGACCCACTTTAGTTTCTACTGGAATGAAGTGTAAGCTCGATCCTGGCACCTTCTTGCAGTTGAGTGTACGCAGTTCTTCTCCTTTGAAATACTGGCTTATGCTTGCTAATGGAGTTGGCATTATTGATGCTGACTATTATAACAATCCCGATAATGAGGGTGAAATTTTCTTACAGATTTATAATCTATCTCCCTTCAATATTCAAATCCATGAAGGCGAAGCAATTGGACAGGGTATTATCTTACCCTATGGCGTAACTGAAGACGATGTGTCTTCTGGTGAACGCGTCGGCGGCTTCGGATCTACCAATGGCTAAAATTTTAGCATTAGATCAATCTTCCCGCACTACTGGATATACCGTTCTTGATGACGGAAAAATTGTAAAGGTTAGTCATTTTGAATGTATCGGTGACGACCTTGGTGATAGATTATTACAGCTAAGAAAAAAAGTGCTTGAATTAATTGATACATATGACATTGATGAAGTTGTATTTGAAGATATTCAATTGCAAGATGTAAATGGCAGTAAAGAAAAAGGTGTTAAAACATTTAAAATTTTAGCAGAAGCTTTCGGAGTAGTTCACGAGACATTAACAGAAATTAAAATGCCATATAGTATCGCTATGCCAATTCAATGGAAGGCTCATTTCAAGATTGCTGGAAAAGGCCGTCCGCAAGAAAAGAAAATGGCACAAGCATATGTTTTAAAAGAATACGGAATTAAATGCACCGAAGACGAGGCTGACTCACTTTGTATTGCGTTGTATTACTATGACATAAGTAATGTCTTCGATTGGTCCTAATGAGATAATCCCCCTATCTGCTTCTTTAGTATCGTTAGAGAAGTAGAAAGGGGGATAAAGTTTTTTATGGAAGCTTTATTAGCAGAATGGGGTTTAGAGATCTTATTTGCTTTGATTAGTGCAGCCGTTATGGGCTGGGCCAAGTGGCATGGTGATAAACTGAAAAAAGAATTACAAAGTGCCAAAGATTTGGCTGCTGAAAAAGAAAAGAAAGAGATTGAAAACTCTATTGAAATCAAATTAGAACCAATTTATGAAGAGCTGGAAGAAATCAGAAAGCATATTCGAGATGCAAAGAATATTGAGCAATCTCATATGAATCTAATTATTGCCTCTTATCGTTTCCGTTTAGTTCAGTTATGTAAAGGATTCTTGGCTCAAGGATATATTACAATGGAGCAAAGAACTCAATTAGATGAATTCTATAAATTATATACCGGATTAGGTGGCAACGGATAGGCAAAGATTTATTATGAACAATGTATTCAATTACCTCCCAGACCCTAAAATAGCAAAAAGGGCGAGACATTGAAATTAATCAATGTCTCGCCCTTATTTTTTTTTATAATTAAATTTTATAATAAATAGTACCGACAGGTAAAGAAGTTGATGTTGGAGCACTAGTACCATAATTTGTTGTAACAACATAGTTAAAATAACCGTATGTAGCGAACATCTTCCAAAATAAATAGTCAGAAGCTCCAATTTGATCATAATTACTTTTAGGTGGTCGAATAACAGAACTATCATTACCAGGGGTAATAATAGTTCCACTCATTGTACCACCACTCAGCGGAAGATATGAATGAGAATGAGAAGCTAATGCAAAAGCAGAAGCATGGTTTCCATCCAAGGTATCAGCATTACCTGCGCCTGAAGCATAATCAACATTACAATACAAATGAGACTTAGATCCGCTATGGAATACAGAAGTGCTCGTTGTAGGTGCCACTGTCTATCCATTATAATCTGTTGATGACGTTCTCAACGATATAGATGCATCTGCCCAGTCACAAATAAATCTATAAGATCCTCCACCCCGTACATAAAAAACAGCTAAACTTGCATTACTTAATTGTCCCGCAAAATAAGCAGGTTTCACATTAGCAAAGCTATAATCATCTTGACGAAGTAAATATCTAAATGGACTAACTGTTCCCCATCCTGCCTAAATAATTTCTACATCAATATTAGAAGTAAATCCTCTATTGTGCGTACTCCAAGAAGGTCTTGTACTACTATTTAATTGTACTGCCAATTTAATTCTATTTAAACCATTTGCTGGTAAAGAAATTACTACTGGATAATAAGTATTTACATCCAAACTAGCTGCACTAATCCACATGTCTGTCTACCGAGCCAAAGAACTTGAAGATGGAAAATTACCGGTGGTTAAAACAGTAGATCCCTACCAAGTAAGGCTAGAAGAGCCGATAGCCAAACCATCACTATTAGAAGAACTTAATCCCTTTCCCGCAGTAATGACGACATATTCATCTCCACTATTATCAGTATTTGCGTTAATATATAAAGTACCATAACAAGCTAATCTTCCGTAAGATAAAGACATTGGAGTGCTTGCGGAAACAGATACTGACCCCGCTGGAAAATTAATCGCTGCAGCTCCAGTTAATGTACCTCCGCTTAATGGTAAATAGCTATGTGTATGTGATGCAGGGGCGCACCAAGACGCATAATTAGAGCTAGTTAATATAGTCTATTGTTCATAATTACCATACTAGATACCAACATAATAAGGAGTATTATAATGAGCTACATAAAAGCCTCCATACGGAGTGGAATCATATCCGCTAATAAAATATCCCATATACATACTACCATTATTATAAGCTGAAGAATAATATGTTAAGAACTCATCTTTTGGGGTTGAATTTTTATAAGTATCAAATGCGGCTTTTAAGGCTAAGCTATGGCTATCACCACTAATATTGTATTTATTAAGCAATCTGCTTGCAGTATCAGCATTACCACTTAAATTTCCATGAAATGTAGTTGCATATATACTAGACCACTTATGCGTTGAATCACCTAATGTAACGGTGTTATTTTTTGTAGGAATTAACGATGTAGTAGAAAGTTCAATGCCATCAGAATAGCCTAAAGTTCCATTGTTTGGTCTAAAATAAATTTTATTACTGGAATAAATACCAAAATTTTTTGAACCACAACCAATTCGTACATCAGTTCCAAAAGCAATAGAAGGTGTGGTGTAAGCATCTGTGCCACTTTTTAAAGTAAGTAAATCCTAAATATTTACACTACCATTAACTTTCAAAGTTCCCATATATTAAAATCTCCTTTCTCTCAAAATAAAAAGAGTTATATTTCTATATAATATTAAATTTTTTATTATTATTCTTTCTTATTTTAGGCCAAAATATAATAATAATTTATTTAGATTTTTTATATCTATATAGATAAAATGAGAAAAAGGAGGAAAGATATCTATGGGATGGTCTATTGTAAGCACCGAAGGTCACGGTTGTAATTTTAGTTATTGGGTTCCCGCAGCCGGTTCTACCACTCGTGGACAAATGATTGTCTATTACAATGACACTGGCAAGCCAGTAAAAATTAATAGTTGTTTTATGTATTTTAGTACTGGTAGCGGCACATATGGAGGTATGACAGGTAATGGTAATACATATTATATCACAGCTTCCATTACGGATAGTACAGGTAAAACTGTTAGCTCTAGTGAAATTACAATAAATAATATTAGTTATAATTCCACTTATGACAATATGAAAAAATGTGAATGGACTTTTAATGATATTGTTTTAGTTAATCCAGGAGCAACTGTATATGTACAAATGACATTTAGAATACCCAATTGGAGTACTGCTGTTTTGTGCGCCGGTACTTGGGGAACTTCATATTATGGAGGATCAGTGAGCGACGCAGGAGCTGTACGTATTTGGAATGGTTCTTCTTGGGTTAGTGCAATTCCCTATATTTGGAATGGTTCATCATGGATATAGGCAATGCCCTATGTTTGGAATGGCTCATCGTGGGTGCCTTCATCATAAAAAAAATAAAGGCTAGTTATGAAATTAATCATAACTAGCCTTTTTTTATTTCATTTTGATTCCATTATAAATTGCATTCGTTTCTAACAATATATCCTCTCCATACTATGACATCAATTCTGCCACTAACTCTTCCTCGCTATAGGACAAGTCAATCATGTAACTATACATAAATGCGTGTACGATTTCGTGACATAAGACCTCTTTTAAAAGTTGAGGGGAAAGGGTCTTATCAACGCAAATAGTCTGAGTGACTTTATCACAGACTCCAAGAGCATGAGTTTTCCACGGAGTTAGTAACAAAGGATGTGCTGGCGAGACCAATCGGACTCGCCAGACAACTCCATTGATAATCATTTCATCTGACCGATCTTAGAAGCCAGTGCGGTAATTTTCTTCTCAAGATACTGCTTTTCTTCTGGAGAGGCATCTGCAATCATTTCAGTAATGTCTTGAGACAACTCCTGCATATACTTCTCCAATTCACGTAATTGAGAAGCTTTATCTCGTTTCATTTCCTTGGCTTCCATATACATTCTGCGACTATTGTAACTGCGGCCTTCGCGCTCGTCGCGCCACATAGGCCCGTCATAGTAGTTACGACCATTGGAACTATTAGTACCACTCATGTCGCCAGAATCAGCGTAATTCTGGGTACCACCCATATGATTCTGACCACCATCGGCATAGAAAGTGCCATCTGCGCGACGATTACGACCGCCATCCGCATACATTGCAGGATAGCCACCACTATAATACATGCGATCATCCTCAGGCTTCTGATGATGGTCGCCATTTTTCATTTTCATTTCTTTGCCTTGATGATTCATCGCTTCAGTAACAGTGCAATAGTAGATAGCTTCTTCCAAATCCTTAATCATATCAATAGCTTCTCCAAGCTCTTCGGTATCTACTTCGCTAAGGTTACATAATTGATTTTCAACTACACAAATTAATGAATCTTTCATCCATTTTAATTTTTCATGGCTCATACAGTCACCCCTCCTTATGCTTCACGAGTAACAATTAAGTTCGCATTTTGAACAACTACTGCGTCAGTAGATGTATTCTTCACGCTAACACTAACGCAACATCCGCGAGGAACGTCAATAAATACACTTGACTTCACATTGAAGAACTGTTCAACTGCGGCGGGGGTAATAATCATAGTAGTAGCAGGAACGGGCTCACCATCAATAGCAATAGCCAAAGAGATTGGGCCGACAGTTCCATCTGTGGGAACAGCAATATTGCCGCCAAAAGTCACCATAAAACGAGCGCGGCACTGGGAGTTGGTGACTCCGCGAAGAGTCACCAAACCAGAATCGTCTCTATGACCTATGGACATATTGCCACAAATAACGGTGTCTGTGAAATAAACATTTTGATTTGCTGGGACAGTCTATACAGCATTAGCAATAATTTCCATAAATCAGACCTCCTTATCAGAATGCGCCGCAGCCACCATAATAGGTATTGCAGCAGTAGGGATTAGGTACAGTATAGGCGGGAACGGGGCATGGACGCAATTCGTTTACTAAGTAAGCGTTCTGTGCGGCCTGAGATGCGGCAAAGCGCAAGCCCTGATTCTCTGCCTGCAAGGTAGCGATCTTATCATTAGTCAAGAAGTCTAAGATAGAGCGTACGCCTGCATTGTTGGCATCAATAATATCACGAGTGCTATCAGCAATAGCGCGACGAGTGTCGCAAGCTTGAGTTGCTAAATTGTAATTGGTGTCTGCGAAGCCACGCTCAATTGCGCGACCGGTCTCGCAGCAACAATCACTAATCTGATGAGCAATAGTATTGAAACCATTCTGCATATTATAGCCAAGAGTGCAAACAGCAGTATCTACGCCATGGAAGCCACTCATAATAGAGTTATTCAAAGCGTAAGTGCTATCTGCCAAGCCATAAGTCTGATTATCCAATTTGGAAATCAAAGTCTGCTGATCGACAGCTGCTCTTACATCAGCCTGGGTTGCGGGAACGCCTTCTACGCCTCCGCCAAAGCCGCCGAATCCACCGCGGCCCCAACCAGCAAATAAGAACAATAAAATGATCCACCAGCCATTATCACCGAACATACCGTCACCATTGCGGCCAGTTACAGCGGCGATGTCAGATAAATTGTAACCTTTTCCATTAAACATAATTTTTTCCTCCTTAAATTTTAGTTGTTGTAGCCTAATGCACGTTTGAAGGCTTCAAATTCAGAGTCGAAATCCTAACCGCCCTATTGAGCGTAAATATTGCGAACTACTTTCTCTAGTTCCGCAGTGCGACCCTGTTGAGCTAAACTCAGGAGATTTCTTCCGAGGGGATTATTGTAGGCCTGACCCTAAAGCACGGATAACATTAACTATTGAGGGTTTTTACCAGACCTAATCATTGAAATTAAAACATTGGGATCTACTGGATACATCATTCATACCTCCTTAGAATGATAAAAGTTCTACTTTCTCTTTTTGCGGGGCGGGTGCGGCCGGCTCGGTTGGCTTCTGGGGCAATAATTGCGCCAGGACCCGCTCAAACTCTTCTCGCGTAACAAATTTCTCAACGGATGGAACTAAGCTGCTTTTTTCTTCTTCAACGGGCATTTCCCTTAATTCATATACATATAGTGAAGCAGTGCCATCCATATTTATTTGTTTTGTGTAGATTCGTTTGTTCGCCAAATCTGGGAAGTAGAATACAGAACCATCGAAATCAATAGAGGTTGCACGGGCCTCTTCCAATGAGCTAACTAATCTACCTTTTAAATTTACTTGCGGCGGCGCCTGCCGTAAGTAATTCGGTACTTGGTACATTGGTTGCTATTGGGTGATTTGCTGGGTCTGTTGCACGGGTTGCTGTGGATAATAATTATAGTTTGAATACATATGTAAGGTCTCCTCTCCATACAAAAAATTTTCTTATCCATCCCCTCATAGTATTATGAAAATTAGGATGGGAAAATTACCCTCTTTTGTCCAAACGTCCACCACTTCGGGACCTTAAGAGGTTTTTTAGGAAACCTAAAAAATATGTTTTTAGGTATTTTTAATTAAAACAAAAAAAGCGAGATAGATAAAATATCTATCTCGCTTTAAAAATTATATTAAGGGAAACTAATAGTTAAAGTATCTGTACTTGCATCATAAGTAAATGTCGCACAGTCAGTAGTAGAACCAGCAGCAGAAACTTTCATACCATCACCAAAAGTTTTTACACCTTTAAATGTCTATGTACTTGTAGTTACTGCACCGGAATAACTATAAGAAGCATTTGGAATCTACGCTGCAGTACCAGTAATACCATTAACGGTAGTGCTTAAAGTGGGACCATTTGTAGTGCCATTTGTCCAAGTATTAGACACTCCGCCAATGATAGTGGCCGTATCTGTGGTACCACCCACAGTAATAGACATTGTATTATCACTTGCACTATCAGCACCACTGAATGCGGTCAATAGAGACGAGTAAGCGCCAGCCGCAGTTACCACACCATCAAGTAAATAAACAGGTTGTGTTGCGCTACCGACATTAGCAGTAGATGGAGTAAGAGTACCATTACTCATATACATTAATTGAGTACTGGTGGCAACACTACTAGTAGAAGCAGTAATAACACCATCTAATAAATAAACAGGTCTTGTTCCATTACCCTCATTTGCATCAGAAGCAGTTAATTTACCACTAGCTAAATACATTAGTTGCTTTGAACCAGCAACTCCTGAAGTAGATTTGGTTAATGTACCACTAGCTAAATATATCAGTTCAGTGCCTGAGGCGACATCAGAAGTTGATTCAGTAATCGCACCGCTAGACAAATGTATTAATTTAACGCCAGAACCTTTGGTTGCGGCAGAGGCAGTTAATAAACCATCTTTCAAATACATTAACTTAATATCGCTAGCGATATCAGTTGTAGTATCTGCAACAACTTGACCAGCCGCAGATACAGAAATTAGTCGACCAGAACCACCTTGTGCGGAATTTTCAGTATGATAAACTAATTCACCAGAAGCTGCTGGTAAAGATACGGTGTATGTTGAAGTGCTATTGGACTAATTTGGACGAATAGTAGTTGATCCAGTATTATCTCCGTATAATAAAATACGACCTTCCTTATTCCCTGCAAGACCGACTTTAGTGCTATTACCTAAATATAAATAAGATTTTCCCGCAGTCGTCGAGGTAGTACCATTCTAATGATATAATCTAAATCCATCATTGTAGCCATAAGCCGCGTCAAATACCGACATAGAGGTCTAAAATGGAATATACCAAGTTTGAGCAGTTGTATTATTGACTTCACCGGTTCGTACCATAATCATACCACCGCTACTTGGCAATGTATACGTACCAGTGCCAACAGCAGATAATGAAGCATAGCCTGTTCCATATGCTAATCTTAGCATACCATCCTTATCACCTAGAGAAGTTCCATCTCCAGTATTACCAATAGTTAGAATAGCGTTTCCTTTATCTTCATAGCTGATATTTGTTTCAGTTTCACTAGACTATATAATTAATTTATTTTCTGCCCCATAGACATTTAAATGCTAAACATGAATCTAATTCCAAAGCTTATAATCACTAGAGCTAGTATAATAACCTAAGCTATAACTACCGCTTGTTCTAGGATAAATGCTAGAAGCATATGTTGTGCTCATAAATGTTTTTTCGCCGGTAAATGTTTGTCCATCAGTAGTAACAATACCAGAAATAGAATCACTAGCTTTTGGAATTGCAACGCCAGCAAATTTTACTTCAGCACCTTCTTTAGTATTAAATGTAAAATTAAAAATAGGTCCTGCAGTAGAACCATTAGTCCAACTCATTGTTGGTTTTACATAAGCTGGAGCTTTATTTGCGCCAGTAGATACAAGAATATAACCATTGGTAGTCGGAGATAATGTAGAAATTGCTCCTGTCGTACTAGAAACATTACCATATAGAATTGCACCTTTAGGAATAGATGTTACGCCACTACCACCCTAAGCGACGGGTAATATACCAAATTTTGGCTTATTGCTTGTAGAATCAGTATAAAATGCACCAGAAGTGGGAGCTGCATAAGTAGTATCGTAACTACCATTACCGCGCAGAAGAACTGAATAAGCCGCGGCATTTGTTAAATCAACACCCAATCCACCATTGCGAAGATCAGCTAACTTTGGCACAATATTATTTCCATTTAAATATATATAAGCACGACCATCAGTGTCAGTCGCAAAATAAATGGTACCATCTTCTTTTGTAGTAATATTATTATAATTACTAATGGTACCAGTTTTTAATTTTAAATCTGTAGCCATTTAAAAATGTTCTCCTTTCCTCATATATTTTTTTCATCTATACATTATGAAAAACTTCATAGAACATTTATATTATTTTGGCCTCAATAAAAAAAATGGAGGATATAATTTTTACAATTACATCCTCCATGTAAATTAATCAAGAATAGTCCAATAGACAGCCTTAACAGGATCTTCTAATCTTTTTAAACGATCATCTAAATCTTGATATTGACTAGCATTTAATAAATAGCTACTATCCATTTTTTTAACTTCCATACCTGCTAATATTTCACTACGTGCGGGAATGGTATTTAAACTATAAGTTAAAACTTTTTTAGTTCCACCATTTTCTTCATCAGGAACTTCTCCAACTTTATAAAATTGAATTGCAAATTCAACTTTACCTTTTTTTACTGCTACATTAGCATCTAAACACCAAGGAAGTAACATTTTTTGTTCATTGGCATATGTATAGATATCATAAAAAGGTACATGATAAATACGAGAAATCCCTGCTGTAAGATTAGTATATGTTACTACACAGCATGTAGTAGCTAAGTCCATATAATCAACAAATCTATCAACAATAAAATATATAGTTTCAGATTTATGGTCTTTTTCTACAGATAAGAATTTTGGTGCGTCCACCTCACGAGTGGACGCATCAATATTATAAATATTTTCTGCAGAGGGTAGCATGGCATAGATTGGAGGATTAGCATTATTTACTAAATGAAGATTGCTATTGTACTCTTCATAGGTAGTAATCATATGATATTACCCCCTATCTTATTAAGCAATAGTAAATGTATTATAAGAAGAACTCTTTACTTTGGCAGTTGCTCCCTGAATAGTATTAATAATATCGCAAAAATAAGTATATTTAGCACCATCAGCAACGCATCGAACTTTAATTTCGCCACTATTTAAATTAGTTCCAACTTCTAATAAAGTATTAGAGCCAATATCTTTGGCAGTTAATTGACGAGGGTTGGTATCAGGTTCTTGAACATACCAAACATAAGTTAAACCTTCAGATAAAAGTCCTAATTCAGCAGCGTTATCTAAATCAGTTTCAACTTTTAAATTAATAATGTTACCGAACTTATATACATCAAACATAGTACCGCCATCCGCCAATGATGGTAATTCTGTATAATCAGTTGCAGTTTCTAATTTATAAGACATTTTCTGAATAACGGGTTCAGCAGGCAGCATAGTAACTTTACAAATATTACTTTCTTCACTTTCAATCTTACGATTTAAACGAGCAACGGGAACAACTTTATACCAGCCTGCCTCAGCAGCACTATAAGTGGCGCTTTCTGCTCCAGGGATAGCTTCACCGAAATCGCCATCTGCACCAGCAGTGCTCTTATACCAGGCGTAGGTGATAGTAGGATTATTACCATCTGCTTTTAATTCAATTGCTAAATCTGCCTTAGGAGCTTGGCCTGCGGCAGGGGCTACTGCGAACTCATGAGCTTTTAAATCTTTTGTATAAACCATAGCATTTGGAGCAGGAACGATACAATGAGTGCTGGGAACAGGATTTACAGAGTTAGTACCAATGGTATTTACCGCTTCAACCCAATACTCACCAACTACATCAACTTCGCTATCTTCAAAAGATAAAGACGTGACAATTTCATATAGTTCTGCATCTGCGGCAGGTGGCCAATCACCAGTATATAGAGTATAACTTGCAGCTTCATCACTACCAGTTTTTACCCAATACTTATCTAAACCTTTTTTGTTAGTAACTACACCGTTTTCATCGGTGATTAAATCAACTTTAACATAGTCAGTTAATTTCACTTCATAAACTCCGTCTCCACCAACAACCTCTCGCTTTTCAGTAGAGCCAGAAGGAATGTAGAACCACTTATAAGTAATATCGCCTAAATCAGAAGTTACGGCCTAAGCTTCAAATTTAAGTTCATTTGTGTCAAGATCAATAGCAGCATATTTATCCAAATCAATGCCACCATTTACTTCTGTAAAAAATGGGGATACAGGAGTAATATAAGCAGGATTTTGACTGTTTTTAACAAAAGACTTAAATTCATTATAATCATTCTCATGAATATGCTTAGGATTAATAACATTTAAGCCATCCTTAACTGTTAAAGTAGCTGGTAAAGTGTTTAACAAATAATCAAATTTATTAGCTTCCGTTTCACTTGGAACAAAGAAACGAATAGCGAATTTAATTGGGCCAGGATATTTAGTAATATTCTCAACTAAAGGCCAACCGAAACGGATTTTACCTTCTTCACTTTCTAAATCAATTAATTGGATATGAGAAATACCTTCTTCATTGTTGGCATTCACCCATTGAATAGCAATATTAGCTTCTGCCAAATCCTTATAATCAAAATATCTGTCAATTACAAAAGTAGCAATCTCGCAATAATTATCTCCTTTAACGGCGCCACATTTAGCGAACTCAGCAGGAATAGTAACAGATCTTGCATTTGCATTAACAGCGAAAGGTGCTTCATCCAAAGGTAACAACATATACATTGGCTTATTAGTTTCTAATAAATCACCCATATGGGCAAAATATTGATCCAAACTGGTAAAACGACCGCCCGCCTCGACCTTGCCTAATTTTACTAAATCATCATAAGCCTTAGAAAATAACTTGGCATATTTTTCCCATAGTTCAACGGATGAATTTTTATTCAAAATAGTAACCACGTTATATACCTTCCTTTCTATAAATGAAATCCAAGAGGAAGTTTCCTTCCTCTTGGATTATAAAAAATTTTCAAATAAGATTAGTCAACAATACCCCGAACTTCTTCGGTCCAATTATCGACTTCATCGGCAGGAACAACAATGGAAGACACTTTACGCTCTCCATCTGTTAAATATTTATCGCCATCAGCTCGAAGCTCAATTAATTCCAAATGATCAATTCCAGGCAATAAGACTGGTGAAGTAATAGTTCCATTATAGCCGATATATTTATATAATTTCTATTTTGTCATAGATTATACCTCCCCAGTATAATTATACTCAATATTAGCCAATCCAAGAGCAGAGGGGCCGTTAATTGCAACATCTGTCCATCCAGTAGGAGCTTCTGCAAATGAAGTATAGGCAGTTATATTAGATCCATAAGACATAAAAGCATTTGCTTCAATGGATGTAACAGTATCCCAAATAAAGATACTCTTAATAGAAGAATGAGCACCAGTTAAACCCGCATTAGCGAAAGCATAAGTACCAATATAACTTAATCCAGAAGAGGATCCAATTTCATTAGCTTGCTTACCAAAATTCGTAATTTGAATATTAGGACATTGCATGAATGCTGCCATTTCTATTTTTGTAATATTATCTGGTAAGGCAGATAATGTTACATTCTTTCCTGCTCCATAGAAGCTACTATCTTTTACAATAGTCAATTTAGAAGGTAAATTGGCAACATATAGAGCCTTAGTGTTATAGAAAGCACGCGTTCCAATATACACAAGATTATCACTCAAATGTCCTACGATACCATCTTTCGCATATTGCTCACTTACATGTTCCAATCCTTGAACACCATTAAAAGCACTGTCTCTAATATACATAACTGACTCTGGTAAATATACACCTTTTAATTTAATATCAGCGCTATGCATATCAGTTTTAAATGCCTCAGTACCAACTTCATAGAAGAAAATGTTATCCATAAAGAAAATACCAGTAGCTCTTAAAGCGCTAGTAAAATATCCCATAGAAACAATAGGTAAGCCATTATGGGTTGCAGGAATAGTAATTTTACCCTTTAAATCATAGGCACTACTTGTTCTAATCTAATAACCTTCTACGTTATTTACAGTAACAGGTCCAATAAATTCAAAATATTTTTCATCAGTTGCTTTACTATAAACATTCTCTTGAACAAAGACAGCATAGAAGTTTCTATTTTCAATGGCTTTTACTGCCGTTACATCAATTACCAACTTGGCGGCCGCCTCCTCAGAAGGCGCCACAGGGTTAGTTTGATATTTATCAGACCAGCCATAGAATGCCAAACGCTCTGTTAATGGCAATGATTCTTCATCCGCCTCTCTACTTGGTACTTCAGCAGGCTCATAGAAATATTGACCATAAATGACTGTTGGCTTTTCTCCCAATTCAACATCACCATTATAGAATGTTGCAGTGTAGCTATCCCAATCAAATACTGCATATAAAATATGAGTCATTTTAGAGGTGCTAAATGTTAAAGCTTCAATTTCTTCATTACTTAAAACTTCTCCATCTTCAGTTAGGCTCCAACCCTTAAAGTAGTGATGTAGTCTAGACGGATTTGCTTTAATATCTGTCACTTTAATAGGAGTAGTTGAACTCTTATCATACTTTACAGATTGCAATTCAATAGTTTGTTTTGTACCTGCCTCTGCATCAGTAACAATTTCAACCATTTTTAGAGTATATGCAGGATCAACATTCGCAACAAAAATATTTAAATCGGGATAATAAGTATCCATAATCTATTTAATTTCAAATTCAGAAATTTTTGAAGTACTTGGGTTATTAATAAAAATATCACCAGATAAATATGGATAAGTTGGACGGTCATCACCATATTCAGTAATATCTCTAAAATAGTTAGTATCACGATTTGCCAAATTCTCTTCGCCAATAAATAAGTTAATTAAACTTAAATCAGTTAAGCAATCTTGATCATTTAAAGCATCAGGCAATACTTCATATACCAAAGCATTTAATGTATTTTGATCCCAATCAGCATCTGTGGGAGTATAAGGAACAAATGTAGAATTCTCAGTTTTTAAAACATAAGATTTCTCATTATTTTTAGCTACTCCAGATTCAACTAATTTATAAGGAGACCATAAAACTTTTTCTAATGCTATAGAAATATTCTTTTGAGCATTGGTAAATTCAGCAGAGGTCTGCATAGTTTTCTTAATATCAACTAAATTTTTCATTAATTGATAAGAACTATATCCCATATTGCCGCCAACAACTTGCAATTTTTCAATACCAGTAGAAGCATTTAAATTACCTGTGGAAGTGATACCAGGAATATAAAGACCAGGTACAAAATTACCCTTAGCATCTTTCCAATCGCTCTCACCTTGAATTAAACCTTTTAATTTAATTGGCTCAATAAATGTCAAGTGTGCGATTGTATTAGGCAAGTGTACAATCTCCATTTGACCACCGTCCGCAAATGATACACCAGTAATAGTTGTTCCAAGAGCACGGAACTCTTTTAATTTTTCTGCACCAGTAACATCAATAGCGCCAGTTAAAGATTGAACATTGGTTAAAATTACTTGCTCAAGTAGAGCTTTTGTATTCTCGTTAGGAGTACCATCTGGATTTAAAGCACTAGCACCTAAAGTAAAGACTTTTAAAATACCATTATAAAAACCAGGAGTATCATTACCCACGCGTACGTCTCTTAAGCGCTTTAAAGCAGTTAAATACAATTCATCAGGATACTTTAAACTCAAATCTCCAAGAGAAGAAATGTATTCGCCACCGCCAATATAGAATAACTGTTGAGTTAAACCTTTATAAGTTTCAACAGCAGTTTGTTTTTCCGCAGTTAGTTGTAATTTATTTGGATTTTTTCCATCCCACTTCTGTGGGAATGTCATCATAGTTTTATCAAACCATAAAGAATTGTACTATTGTAAATATGGAGTAACTTCAAAAGTTAAATCCGCATCAAGTGGATGTGGATAAGTATATTGTTCAAAACCTGTATCTTCAGCAGTAATCTCTCGATTTAAGTATTTATCAGAAGTACCACCATAGTTGGCATTACAACGAATCTGTAATTGAGAAACTGCGCCCTCATAAGCATAAGTATCTCCCAACCATTTACTATCAATATAATTAAATCTATTTCTCAAGAATAAATCTCGATGTAATTGACGACTACCCTATAAACAATAGAAGCGCTTACCCTCATCTTTAGATATAGTGCCACTAGTATTAATGTAACCACTAAAAGTAGGAGCAATATATTTCCAATATTGATCAACATTAATAATATTAACGGGACGATGACCCATCATAGCGTAAGATCCACTTACATTGGCATCATAGTCATAATAACCTTTTAATTTTTCATATTTTAAGCCATTCTTGCGAATATCTTGATAGTAAGATTTTGCAGTATCTAAGAAACATTTTTCAAAATTATACCACAATACACTACCTGCGGTAGAGAAAATACCACCTTCGGTATTAACAATAGGAGATGGTTCGACATCATATTCCCAAGAAGGTACACCTGAATTATTAACACCTAATTGAGTATCAATATCGTAGAAGATAGGATACCAGATATAATTACCACCGACCTCTTGAGGTCCCCATGTAGCCAACATCATATTCTTACCACGAGAGTCATATAATAGTAACATTTCAGTCATAATAAAATAGATTGCACAATATTCCTAATCAAACCATTTATCAAATTCATTAGCAAACTTGGCTAAACGATATTCAGCACTGTCTGTCGTATAAGTCTAACCACCAGCAGTATAAGGTTCAATAGGTTCATTGGTTGGTGCCAAAGAATTGGTAGATTCTAACCACTCAGCCACTTTACGTAGGTTATCATATTTACTCAATAAGAAAGTGTTAATTTCAGTCTAAGTTTTATTAGCAAAATCATTTTTCTTATCCAGAGCGTCATCAATATCATCTTCATCAACGTGATAACGATATTCAAAATCATTTAATACAGCCAATTTACCCTCATCATCTACTTCATCAAAATTAGTGACTGTAAATGATGTGCGGCCGCCTTGGTTATTTAGTAGCTCCCAGCATTCAGCAACATCTTTAAAAGTTTTGCCTTCAACATAAGGATGAGCAGTTTCATCTTCAAATCCAATAACATTATTACAACCTTTATCAAGATTATAATTGTAACGACCAATAAATTCATAGCTGCCATCTGCTTTCTTTTGGAAAACAATCATTGGGAAACCATAAACCGTAGTGCGGCGATCAGTTACATCAATATCAGGATCATAATCTTGCAAAGGATGTTTACTATATAAAGTCTTAACAAAACTAGCATAGCCCGTATTATGAGTCATAGAACTTTCCATATAATCGGCTTTCCAAGTAAATGTAGTTTCAGAGTAATGATTATCCATATAGAATCCTTTATACTCTACTCCTTCATACTCGTTCTTTTCACCGATTTCTTTACCTGCAAGAGGGCCATCAGTATATTTCCAAGAATTATCATCCTTCTTCTTGAATTTACCTTTATAATTACGACGAGGATAACCTTGAGAAGATGTTCCTTGAACGTCAAACTCAATATTAGTAGCTGTATAACTAGGACATCCCATTAAGTATTGCGCACCAGTAATTAATTTATTTTTATAGGCATAATCCAAAGAAGGGTTGACGAAAGTTACATTAACTTTCTTTTTACCACCTTTAATATAAGGTAATAAATCCTCGGTTTTATCTACACATTCCAACACTGCATAAGCCTATAATGGACTTTCTGGATGTGCATCATTATAATCTCTCATCTTAGTATAACTAATTGATGGGATATTATCTTTAAATTCAATAATTTGGTTCATATCATATAGCTCAGCGCTATTTTGATCGGCAATATAATTATGAACCACATCAGCGCTTGATAAAGCAGCCTAATAAATACGAACTTTATATAAATCAACATCACAATAATTTGAGTTAATTACTAAAGTTTTTACGCCACTAGCAAAAGAATCACTAGTTTTATCATAATTAATAATAGAACTCATAATGCCATTAATATACATATAAATCAAAGGATATTGATTGGTTGCAGCAGCTTTTTCAGCAACAAAACTTACAGTTAAAATTTCGTCTTCTTTATAACGACCAGAAGCAATAACCTGCTTAGATTTAAAGAAACCTTCTTGAGTTCCTAAGCACATGCCAATTTCATTATCATAATAATTGCACCATACACCGTCAGTAGATTTAACAGTTTTAGTAACTTTAACTTCTACAGTATTGCCTTCTGCGTCTTTAATTTCCTCAGAAGTAACCTCAATTAAATTTTCATACTTTTGGACATTTCTTAATTTGAATTGAATTTCAAAAGTTAAGTTAGTATCCAAATCACGAGTATTCATAACACTAACAGGAATTTCAATGGAAGCACCATTACTAATTCTTAATACTGAATCCCCAGTAGCCAAATCATTAACCCAACCATTGTTATACCAGTTAAAATTATTAAACTTAACAACAGACTTTGTTCCATCACTACGTTCAAAGAACCAGGTTTGGCGTTCAGTCTCGTTTTCTGAATTACTTCTACCAACAGAAGTTAGATTTAAATATAAATCACTAGTTAAAATATCTAAATCTCGTAATTCATCTTCTTCTACATACAAAGATACGCTAGCAGAGGTAGTGCCACACATTAAAGTAAATGTATTTTCGCCCACCTCATAATTGGAAATATTCCAATTTAACCAGGTAGTTTCACTATGAGCGATATTATCCAAGCTAGCAATCTCATTATTATTAATCCATCTACGAATTGAAGTACGATCAGGAGATGCTGGATCATAAACCATATATTGGATATTTAGTTTATCATGGTTAGTAATTTTCTCTGGGACATTATTAAACCAAATAACAGGAGCATCATTATTAGGTTCCAAAAAGACAATTTGATAAATCAAAGGTTTTGTTGCAATAGTGGTAACACCAGTATTATAAGTTAACTCAGCCTTCAATGTGTAAACACCATGTTTCTTTTTTGGAATAGTTACAGACATAGATTGTTCATTATCTGTTGCAAGTAAATCCTTACAGGCGCTCTCTTCCAAAACATCATCAATATATACATTTAATCTTTTCTTTACTGTGCCTACTGGAATAAAATGAAAACTCATATCAGAGTTATAGGCATATTTTAAAGGATTGAAATTAGAACTTTCTTTTAATGCTAATTCAATACAAGAAATTGAACCATATTGTAGTTGATTGGTACCAGAGTTGCTACCAATTGCCTCTACGACTAATGTATTCTAACCTTTACCAAGCACACTACCCAGATCAAAATTATGAGTTTCTCCTGAACGGACAGAAAAGGAATAAGTGTTAGATTGTTCTGTTGCGACATTGGTAACATGATAATTTAAAATTAAAACAGAATCATGTGAAGCACCGACAGAAAAATGTATAAACTATGGCTATTCAAAAATGTAGGTTTGCGCATTGGGAGCAGTACCTTCACAAGCCAATTCTACATATTTACCATCGCCAGTGTCTCCACCGCCGCCACCACCAGAACCCCCTCCGCCGCCAGTTCCACTAACAGCAATACGACTACATTTCAAAATACCAGCACTTTTATTATAAGAACGAACTTTATAGAAAGTACCATTAGAATTGATAATTAAGTCGTCTTTTTTAGGAGAAGCGTCTTGATCTTCTAAATCAGCAAAATAAATGATATAACTTAAATCAGTTAAATCTTGACTAACACTTGCGGCAGTTGCATATAGAACAGAAACTCCACCACCACCAACTGGAATACGCTCACTCGCGGTATCCAAAAACATTTCACCAGTGTCAGTAGCAAAATATAAATTACCTTCAATAATTGCCTATGCTTGAATAGTATCACGCTTACCCTAAATAGGAATGAAAGGTGTATTCATATGAAGTGTTCTCCTTTCTCTCAAATAATTTTTTTTGTATAAAAGAAAAAAGGGACGAAAGAGATAACTCTTTCGCCCCTTAAGCCTTTATATTTTATCTCTCATAGAGATTTCAATTTTTTTATAAATTAATGATTATTTTTTGTCCAATTAAGTAGCTGGATCAAAACTATCCCAAACCATATTAATGGTCATAGTGTTGCCAGAAGCCTCAATAGTCAAATTAGAAGAAGCAGAAGTCACAGTAATCTGACCTAAGTCACCTGCAGTACCATTACCATTCAAAGAAGTTAAGTTAATATTGGCAGAAGCTGTACCAGCAACATCAGCTACACTCAACTTACCCTGCAATTCTGCCTTATAACCAGACTGAACATGGACCCACTCAATATCAGCAGCGGCCAAAACACCCTCAGTTTCAACAGCGTCTTCTTTAGCAGTGGCAATTAACAAATCACCAGCATAGCACTTTACTGCAGCAGTACTAGAATTATTGTCCAAATCCAGATTTAAAGCTAAATTAGATTCAGCAACAACATAAGTGTCACCAATATGAGCATCTTTTACTTTTACAGCATCCCACTCATCAGCAGTAGAAATACCATCAATATAAGTTAAAGAATTAGCTGCATTAATTTTTCTTTCAATTTCAGCATTTAAATCAGTTCTTAATTGAGTATCAGCAGCTTCGCGATCTTCAATTTCTTTATCAAGATCAGCCTGCTTAGCATAAGTAGAAGCAGCATTCTGCAAAGCAAGAATATCAGTACCATGAGTCTTAATAGTACCCTCAGCAGTACTTAAACGAGATTCTACATTAGCATTAGTAGTAGCCTGATCAGAATCCACTTTCTTCAAAGCATCAATTTCATCATTGATATCATTGATTGCGCCCTCATTGGCAGCGGCTTTAGCAGCAGCACCATCAGCAACACCACTTACTGCGCTAATCTCATTAGCATTTGCAAGAGTCTTTTCATCGACTTCTTTAATAGCACCATAAACAGTAGAACCAGCAGTGCCCTTAGTGCCAATATTTTGATTAATTAAATCAATAGCAGCAGCATTGTTAGCAGTCTCTGCATATAAACCAGAAGCAGCAGTGCTTCCAGACTTTGGAGCACCAACGGCAGTTTCTAAATTACCAACCTTAGTACTCAAACCATTAACAGTACTTTGATCAGCCTTGCCGCTTAAAGTGTTATTAATAGTAACAATATCAGCCTTAGCTTGATTTGCAACAGTCTCAGTAGCCTTCAAACGGCCCTTAATACTATCAGCTTTTTCATCATTACCAATAGCATTTTCATTAGCTTGTACTCGGCCTTCTAAAGCTTCGATATCAGCATCAACTAAAGTGTCTTTTGCTTGTAATTGAGCAATATCATATTTTACTGTACCTGCGGTATTGGCATCACCAATCGCACCATTAGCAGCAGCTGCAGAATTGGCAGCATTTAAAATATCTTGTCTAATAGTTGGTAATTCATCATTAATTGCTTTTACATCAGCTTTAATCTCGGTATCAGCATTCTCTAACTTTTGAATTCTAGTTTCATGATCAGTCTTGGCAGTTTCCAAAGGAGTCAAACGACTCTTTACGCCAGCCAAGCCATCTTCTCCCTGCAAAGCCTCAATAGCTGCATTAGTAGTGGTATCAGCAGCCTTTAACTTAACAATATCCTCAGCATTAGTGTTTGCTTTATTTTCTACTGCAGTAGTTCTAGAAGCCAAGCCATCAATGCGACTATTAGCAGTAGCGATGCTACCGTTTTCACCATCAATAGCGTCCAAACGAGTCTCATGGTCGTCTACACTATCCTGTAAGCTATTTAACCAAGGATAAACAGCAGCCTCACCTTCAGCACGAGTGCCCATGTTGGTTTCTAATGTAGTAACACGACCCTCATGATCTAAGATATCAGTAGCAGCATCAGTTTTCCAAGACTCTAAAGCTTCAATACGGTCAACCAAACCACCTTCATCATCTAAGCGGCCAACTAAAGTATTTAACTGCTCAGTCAAAGAGGCGCCTTCGCCACTTCCTAGACCTGTTAATTCATTTAATGCATCGACAGCATCTTGCAAATCTCTCAACCATACAAAAGCAGCTTTTTCGTCAGTTTCCTTGGTACCAACTTCGCCGCGCAAACCACTAATAGCATTAGCATTAGCAGTAATGTTGCCAGACAATTCAGCAGATTTAGCAGTAAATTCTGCTGCAGTAACGTTAATAACCAAGAACTTATCTGTAGAATCATCCCAACGGATTAAAGCACCCTGATCCGCAATGTAATAAATTACATCAGTAGAATAAGGTGGCTTAGTTGCTTCAGCAAAAGCAGTAGTACTTTCATAGAACTGAACAACACCTTGAATTCTCTTAGGAGCTTTTTCTGCGTCTACGCCTAAATATAAAGAGCCCTCATCTTTAGTGAAATAAATTGCACCAACTTCAGAAGTAGTCATTTTGACTAGATTTTCATGAGAACCCCATTTAAAATTCAAATTAGCCATTATATTACTCTCCTTTTAAATTAATTAGTTAATCCGTGCCAAGTTAAACGATCTTCAATTGCTGTAAATCTATTATTAGCAGCGGATACGTGATCATTAATAGAAGTTTCTAAAGCACTTACTTTACTGCTCACCGCAGTGACAGTAGAAGCATCAGCTTTAAGTGCTAAAACCTCATCAAGACCAGTAACTTTTGAATAATCAATTGCCTTAATAGACAAATGACCATCTTCAACATTTAATTGATTAGTGTCAACGGTTTTAATAAACAAAGCATCTAATAGCTTATTATACATTTCATCAGTTAAATTGTTTTCAGAAAGTCCAGGGGTGGTAGCAGCATTTTTATTTAACCAATCCTCCAAGCCTTGAACATTCTCAACATTAACTGTACCAGAAATACCAACATTACCAGTCTCTTCATCAATAACTAGCTTTGCTAATTTTCCCTAATCAGTAGGACTTAATAAAGTCCAACCTTCGATCTTATCAACCTTACTATTTAAAGTATCTTGTAACCCAGTAACTTTATTGATAGTAAAAGGTTTTAAAGTTAATTGTCTATCAATACCTTCTTCACTAACAACTTCAAAATCATTAGATACAGAATTGATAATATTTTTTTCTGCATTTACATTAACAGCTTCTAATTTTTCAGCTTCAGCAGCTGTAATTAAACGTTCACCATCCGCTTTATCAACCTTTTTGTTTAAGTCACTCTTCTTAGCATAATCAGTTAAATCGACTTCCCAAGAACCAACTTTTTCAACCACTTGAGTACCAGCAATGGTGACAACCATATACTCATCATACTTATCAGTATCAAAAATTTCATCGGCAGGTACCATAAAAATATATTGTTCAGCATCAGCATTTTCAGCCATATACTGTTCAATATCTGCTACACTACCAACAATCTTTCTCTTTAAATGAGCAGCTGCCGCAATCTTCGCGTCGGTTTCAGCCTTAGTATAAGCATCAACAGGAGCTTTCCAAGAGATTGAGCCATCAGATGCAACAGTTAATACCGTACCTGCGGCCGCTCCTTCTAATCCCTTTAAACTTAGTTCGCCAGTTTCAGAATCAACTACAAAAGCTTTATCATCAATAACTAAAACGAACTCTTCTACAGACTCCCCCGCAATAGGAGCTAAACTATTATCGGGCTGAATTACATATAAAGTAGCTTTATTATCTTCAACTACTACTAAAGTCTGACCATAATAATAAACAGACTCAGAGCTTCCAACCTCTTTTGCCAATGCTGCAGCACTAAGCGCAGCATCATAACTTTCAAAATAGCTTCGTGCATCAAGAGGGAAAGCGGAAGTAGGATTAAAAGCTACAGAGCGATTGCCCTTACCAAAGTTCATAGCCATAAATCTTTACCTCCTTATTAAATAGTAGCAGTAAATACATTTGCTGCATCGTAAGGATTTGCAAAATCCATTACATAAACCTTATAATCAATAGCGCTGTGATGATCTGCGCCTTCAACTGCAATAATTTGAGGTTCGCCAAAACCAGATACAATATTCGCGTTAGAGTCGTTCTTATCCAAAACACTTGTTAAATCTTGAATAGTTGCTTCATAAGCAATAACAACTCTCATTGTTCCTACTGGAATATTAACAGTCATAACTGAACCTGCAGTTACATCGGCATTAGTTTTATTTAAACCTCTGATAATATCAGAAGTTAAAGTATTCTTTTCAGTCAAAGTTCCATAGAAAGCATTGCGATAACCTTTTACTGCATCAGTAACTAAATCAATAGTGCCGGCCGCAATCTTTTTACTTTCTACTGGATTTCCTAAATTGGAAACAGGAACAGCACCCTCAGTATAGCTAACAGTAGCACTGATTTTATACTCAGTAGTATCATCTACAATAAAAGTAGATAATTTACCAGATGCCACATCATTAGATCCACCATTGGTGTCGGTTACAGCATATGTTGCAGTAATACCTGTGTCAGGGCCATAAGTATATTTGCCTTTACTAAAAGTAATAGCATAACTTGGCTCATAGGAAGTTCCAGCCTCAACACTAGCAGCACTCTACAAAGCAATAGATGCACTAGGTTTAGTAGCGGATGGATTCTGCTCAGCTGCGAATAAGCCTGCAAAAAATTCTTTCAAATTTTTGCCTGCTGCTTTTACAGTGGTACTACCAGAAGAAGGAATGGTTACAGTGCCTAATGCTTTAGTGAAAATAAAATCTTCATCAAAGTAGACATTTTCAGCATTATAATTACCATCCATCGCCGCCCATTCTAAACCGTCATAAACGTAGGCAGTATGTTGATAATTACCTTCGACAATAATATCTTTAACGATTGCTATGTCGCCAATTGCCAAAGTCTTTCCAGTAGTGTTGCTACCAATTAATTCAATATGATCAACATTATCAACATTCTCTAACTCAAACACTTGAGCTGTAATGGCCACCCATTTACCATCACTACGTAAATAGCGATTTACATCTCCGGCGGCGGGGGCTGGAACAAGACCAGCTTGTCCATCAGAAGTTGAATTAGCTCCAATCATAACGCTAATGGCTTCTGCTAAAGGCTTATTTACCCAAGCGCCATTAGTGCCTGCGGAAGGATCATAAATCAATAGATCTTTATTAGCAAGACCTGCATTGATAACAACGTCGCTTAATTTAGCTAATGAAGTAGCACCAATAGATTCATCATTGGCACCGCTTGAAATTAACTTAGAACCTAAATACAAATCAGCTGTTGAAGCATCATTATCATAAATAAAATACAAAGTATCTAATTCAAGCTGATCTTTTGGTAATGCTTTAAAAGCTTCAGTTGTACCTCGTCTAAATTTTACATAATTAGCCAAAATAATCTCTCCCTTCTTTTCAAAATTATTATATATAAACTTCCCTCAAAAAGAAAGAAATTATACTAAAGAATTAACTTTTTCTTCAAGAGTTTTTACTTGCTCTTGTAAGGATTTAATATTTTCAGATAATAAACCAGTGGTTTGAACTAAGCCCTAAATACTAGCAGACAACGTACCAATTTGAGCTTCAGTATAATCTTTTAGATTTAAAATTGACTATGTTAATGTAATATCTTCATCTTCTAAAAGGATTCGAAATGAATCTACATTGCCAATAATTTCACTAATTGATTCATCACTATCATCAGTTACTAAACTAAAATCCCCAATGGTATCATCTAAAGTATTAACCTAATCATTTAATTTATTAATACTTTGAGCATTGTCTTTAATTTCTTTATTCATTGTACTAGTAACTTCTTCAAGCTCATCTACAGCAGTTTCCAAATTATCAATATCACTAATAATATCAATAACGGGCATGCGATAATAAACTGCTTCATTAGAAGCGGGTAAAATATGTCCCGCTTCATCATATTGAATAATAGGAACTTTAAAATAATCTCCAGAAGCCAATTCAGTAACTGAAGATGGCGCTGGAGGAGATTCACTTTTTTCAATCCCCTAAATAATAGTTGGGGTTATAGTATTTGGTAAACTATGCCAAATTTTACAACCTTCATTATCAGGCTAAATTTGAATCCATCGGTTACCACTATCAATACCAAAGACACCTGTGCGGCTATCGGCCTCGAGAGAGCCATTAGATGGCTTATTAGTTAAAAATTGTTTTGAATCCCAACCGGAATTTTTAAATAAAATTTTTGCAAAAGATTGCGCAACTTGATAATATATAGAACCATAAAAACTCATACATATACCTCCGGTCCATCATACACTATATCCACGATGAGTCTATGATTAATGCTTTCACTATTATTATAAGTTTTAGTTAATACCTTATCATCAAATCTCAAACCGGTAATACGACCAACACCTTCTAAATCAAGTTCATAAATACCTGTATTACCAATAGTAATAGGGTTGTTTCCTCCATTTAAATAGAAAACAACCCCCGGTTCGCCCTATATACCAAGATGAGATACTGCTCCATAGTTATAAAATAAATTATTTGCCCAATCTCGTTCAGCCAATGAGCCAGATGGATAATTATTTTCATTTCCAGGACCATGATAGCGGAACTACATCATTCGTTTCATATCTCATCCCTCCTTATATAATATTCTCTGCGGCCTTTGTCGCAGTAATAGACATTGTACCATTATAAGATAATGGTAAAGTAATTTTACTTACAATATAATCTCCATCCAATCCTGTATCATCATCATGTAAATAAATACGAGTATTTGGTTGAAGATAATAAATTGGAATAGCTGTAATTGTAGCACTTTCAATACAATAACTGTGCTGATATAATAACTCATCTAATCGCTCTTTTGCGGATTTACCTTGCGCGCTAATTGAAAACATACCATCAATCTCAGCGCATTGAATATAGCGAAAACCAGGTAAAGCGCCCGTCTCACCGGGAGCCGCATAAATAACATTAGGAGTTTCTCTAAAGTAAATGGACTTTACATTAGAGTCATTGATTGCTTTTGGCCGTGCGCCAATGTTCTTTACATCGTATTTAGATAATTCACTAGATTTCTTTTTATCTTCATGTGAACCATCTAAAAAATCAAACCAAAAGTTTAAAGTTTCAGGTTTTTTATATACGGCCTTGTTCCAATATCTATGATCTCCGCTCTAATAATAATTTTCATTTCTGTCCTCAATTAGTTGCTCTACTTTTATAGTAATTTTATCTAATTCATAATTTAGATTTTCTAAACGATCTTTTTCTCTAAAATATAAATCGTTTAAAATTCCCATTGCGATATAAGGATCAGAAACATTAATAAACAAAGAAGCATACTGTGGATACTAATTTTTAAATTGAATTAATATCTAATTGGCTTCTGTTTGATCATCATCAGATAATTCGTTATTAATTGCAGCTAAATAGTTTTCTAGTCCTCCGATACGATTATCGGTATTTGGATTTTCTTCTCCAAAAACAATCACAGTCAAAGTGTCTACCTATTGTTGTAAATTAGTCTATGTGTTTAAAGCCTCTTGATATTGTTCATCCAATTCTGGATAATATAGCTATCTCCAAAAGCCTTGTAAGTCAATATAATAAATTTCATATCCTGTGCGGCCAGTCGGATATAAATCTCCATTCGCTTTGGCTACTCGCAATTCAAAGTCGCTTAAAAAATTATATTTATAATAATCAAGTGCCATTTGATAAATTACTTCACGCCAATCTGATTCATCTGCTGTAATTGTAGAAGATTCCTATCCTTTTACATTTACTTTATAATTATTATTATAAGTTTGTAACTCTTTATTATTATCTTCTACAAAAATTTTTGTATATTGTTTTGGTTTGCGATCAATAGCATAACGAATATGTACTGGAATTTTTGCTCCACTCACACTTTCACGTTCACCCCAAATTGAATAATCATTTTTAAGATTTAATAAATTGGGATTATTATTAAATGCTGTAATTAACTCACTACCACTAAACATATATGAATGTGTTGAAGCGAGCGCTAGAGCCTGGCTCATAGGTGCATTTGAAGTTGTGGCCGCAGGTGACCACATTGTAGAAATAAAGGACTATTTTTTCTAAAAAATAAATCTTCCATCTATATCATAAAAATATTCAAATTCAACTAACATATTTTTAATTTTATCTAATACGCTAGTTAAACTTTCACCTACATTCGCAATTAAGTCTCCTGCATATACTAAATCAGTTTCTCTATAGCCCGCAGTCTAACCATACTCAACTTTTGCTACATACCACTCTTGACCGTCCATTTCAATAATTACATTAGTTAAAGTTCCTGTAAATGGATCAACTAACATTTCTAATTCCTCTGGCCGCAAACGATCGAGAGTCTTCGTCTCTCCGGTTTTTTGGACCCTACAGATTTTTTTTCCATCAAGGGTAGCATTACGATAAGACTAATCATGAATACTTCTATACAAATACATTGGAATATCATATCTATATTCTAGCAATTCTAAACCGTATGTATCTAAATCATTAATAATGATATTATGTAATGGTTCTCCACCATATACATGAACTGCATTACGAATAATATCTTGGATAGGAATCTTTCTAAGAGTCCATACACCTTCAGCATTTTCTTCCTCAATACAGCCAAAATCAATTGAAGATTCTAATGTACCTCCAATTTCACCATTTAATAAAGCCATTTTATCTTTGCCTTGAATGGTTATAGAAAAATTATTCGTACTACGAGAAGTATTAAAAACGGTAATTAAAAAAATACCTTGATTAAACCAGATAATTTTAGGATACTTAGTATCAATAGTATTTTCAACACCAACTTCTAACTTAAATTTAGTATTTAAACCCCAATAAAAATCATTATATTTAAAATCTTGTGCCACAATAGTTAGAGAACAGGTACGACGGACCGCAGAGGATCCATCAATATTAATAGACCCCTGCGTAACACGTCCTTCAATAGTTTCAATGGGTAGCTCTTGAAAAGTAAGAGCAGTAATACGAGCATAAATAATTTTATTTTTTGATTTATCTAATTTTAATAAAAAATCTTTATCATATAGCATTTATGCTCCCCCTTCCTATAGTAGCTTCATATGTCGAAATCAAAGCTCGATAATATTTTTCAAATAAACTATAATTCTCAGGGTCTTTTTCCCAATCTTGTCTCCACTATAAAAGTTTACCTGTTTCAAAAGTATAATATTTTGTATTTAATTGATATACAATATCTACAAATAAAGCATTACCTAAATACATATATTTAATATCGGATAAATTGGTTAAAATCATACGACCTGCAGTTCTAATACTACTATATTGACCAGAAATTAAACTACCATCCTCCTTAGTCTTGTTATTGGTAATATCAAATGTGTAATCTAAATCTAATGAAGAACCAATTAATTTTCTAGTCCATCCATCATAATATTTATCATCACATTTTACAATAACATCGATAGTTGGATGATATTCTTTGCTACCATCCCAAAAACGATATTTACCACCTTCAATAGCAGTAACTGATAATACAGTAATAACAGGTCGTTCCTGAACTTTAAGATAATAAACATTACCAATGCTTTCTCTTAATGGAGAAGCAAGATTAAACACTGAATTATAAATACCTTTATCTAAATGAGCCTCAATCTCATCTCGATTCTAACCAATCCATGTATCAATTTTGTCTTCAATTTTAACATCTTCAATGATACTGAAAGGCTCAATAGTAGCTTCAGTATATTGCGCATAAGTTAATACAGCGCTACTCCAAGAGGCAGAAGACTAAGCTCTAGCCTATAAAAATACTAGCGGATTTTCAGCTAACAAATATTTATCAAATTCATAAATACCAGTTACACCCAAATCAGCTTCTTTAATATTATCATTTTGTAGTTGATAATAAAAACGAATATTTGGCTACCCGATAATCGTAGCCATAACAGCGTTACCTCTCCAAATACCAAACTATGAACTTGGAATATCACTTAAAGTAACTTGAATAAACTCTAAATCACGAGTTTCTAATTTTTCTTCCATAAGCATACCATAAGCACGTAAATTTTCAAAAGTACAATCTGCAATTTCATAAGCTGTGCTTGTAAAAGTATGAAGCATACGACTTAAAGTATCATTAGGACTCATTGAAGTATTCATTAAACGCACAATAAAACTGCCCTCGCCAGGAGACCGGAAAAGTTTAGGTTTACCATTAGTTAACCATTCTAAGACTTCCATTTTAAATTCTCGTTCCTTATGAAAATTATCTGCGCTCAAATCAGTATGGCTACTAGTTAAATCACCGCGATACTCTTCTGAATTAATAAATGGAGTATTTACTCGATAAGGCTCTATAGTTTGAAGCCCCTCAATAAATTCGTTATTCTCATCCGTTAATACACTAATAAGACCTGAAATTGGAAATTCTTTATATTTTACATTGCCATTGCGGAAAAAGAAAGGATACTTTCCGCCAATAGTATCCATTTTAGATTCTAGAATAGTATTTTTAAAAGAAGATACTTTTGGATTGTAGCGAATACGCAATTGGCGTTTACCATCACTTAAATACATATCTTCAAAATCAACGTCTAATATATCAGTTTCAATACGCTTAGAATAAATGCCTGCCGCATTAAAAGCTTGTAGTGCATATTTATAAGATACTCCTTGAGATACACAGTAATCTCGACATAAATACCTACGGGACTAACTATCCCAATTAGCCAAAACAAATTCAGTTAACTAATACCAACTTTGATAGTTATCTTCATTAGAAGCACGAAGCAATAAAAATTGTCCATTAATAAATTTGCGGTCTTCTGGTTTTGTCGTGCTATGAGGCTCAATTGAAAGCTCCACGTATGCGCCGGCCGCATCATTTCTAGCAACAAATTGATAATATTTTAAAATATCTGTATCAACTGCTTGATTATCAGTGATACGATATTTTTGGCTTTCTTCTACTAATCCATTAATTGTTTTGACACAGTATTGAATAGTAAAATCTCCATCACATCCGTATCTTGTTGTCCAGGTATCCTATGATTTATCAGTAAATTCATCAGTAGAAGAATTATGCAATAATTCTCCACTAGTCTACACAGGAGTATCTTTTCCTAATTCAAATATATTAAACCAATAAGAATAAACTTTTTCTGATGGGTCTAATGCATTCTCATAAACTCCCGTATAATTATAAATATTTGTATTAATTTTAATACCACCCTCTAAATCTTTTATAATTAAAGAGGGCTATGAAGTATATTTAAAAGTTCCTACTGAAGAATAGAAACCATCATTATCATTTTCACCATCCATATTGACATATGCTAATTGCACTTTATAATACTAACCAATTGAAAAATCAGATTGATTAATTGGAAATAAAGCAATCCATTGGTTATTCTTATAATACCACTAATCCACTTCACAAGTTGCAGTAGTAATTTGAACATTAGTCTATACAGATTTAATAATCGCTCTCATTTTTACCACATCACCTTTAGCAACAGAGCGATTCATTTGAAAGGGAATGCGTAATGTATCTCCCTTTTGAGCTACAATAACGCCATCAATAAGTGGCGGATTTAATTTTACAACTGCCATTTTAGTTCTCCTTTCTCACCTTATAATAAAGTAAGGTGTCAGATTTCTGACACCTTACTACATATATTAGTCAATCATAAACATTAAAGCTTCCATTTGAGCAGTAGTCAGAGTCAAATCATCACTTAAAGCATCGACACTAATCTTAGAAATATTAACATCCTGCTCTAAATTAAACAAATCCTCTAATTCCTTGCTAGCCTCAGCAAGCTTATCATTAGGAATCTGATATTGCTCGCCAGACTCATCTAATACACCATAAGTCTGAGCAATTTCTAAACGAGCCTTTTCAATATCCTGTGCCAAACTCAGAAGAGTATTCTTATTCTTCTGAAGATAGAAGTTAATCTTAATAGGTAACTTCTGTTCGCCATCCTGGAATGCATCCATTAACTGACGAGTATAAGTATAAATTTCATTATTTGTCATTTTCATAAGAAAAAAATCTCCTTTATCTCAGTTTTTATTTTTTTTTATGTTAACTAATTATACATAAGAATAACCAGTATAAATAGTAACCTGTTCGAGAGTGCCACTACTATTCTACGCAGCATATAATATCCCAGTACTACTTTTATATAAAGTAATAGAATGTCTATGATAAGTAGATTGCCAAGATGGCCCACTGTCATTGGCACCAGTACCATTACCTATCCAAGCGTAACCACTAGATCCTTTAGATGTTGGAGCATATGGATAAGTGGATCCCTATGATATTGTTTTCCACTCTAATCCAGTAGCATCACTATTAGTTGCTAACACTTGACCTGCAGATCCTACAGAAATTGCAACAGGTATACCATCAGAAAAGTATACCGGCCAATTAGTACTGCCAACACTATATTTTGTACCAGAACCATTGGCTAAAGTTAAAGCACTATTTGCAATTGCTACTTTATTATCTCCAATTAAAGTAAATCCTCCGCCAAACTCAGCAATATAATTTGGCAATGTATATGTTACATTACCCACACGGATATGAGTATCTTCTGGAATTTCTAAATAGTGATAAATAAGAGTAGAACATTCTGTATTACCTACTCCCAATTGTACTTTATTTGTAGCCAAAGTAATTGTCGAACCATAAAACCACATTCCGCCACCAGAATCTTTGTTTACCAAAAGATAGGTATCTGCATCAGAAAAATATAAAGTGCCTGAAAAATAGCTTTTACCATTAACTCTTAAATCATAATTATTATCTGGCTCAATTCCAATTCCTAAATTTCCTGTAATATAAGTGTCTCCACTCACTTTTAATACATAATCATCAACTGGATCAGTACCAATACCAGTATGACCACCAATTCGAGTTTTTCCATTAACTCGTAAATCCCATGTATCATTTGGAGCAATACCAATTCCTACGTGTCCAGTTAAATAAGATTTTCCATTTACATATAAATGATAATCATTATTATAACTACTCTAACCTATTTTTAAATGACCAGAAATCCAACCTTCACCACTTAATTCAAATTTACCTGTAGTTTTAACAGCTAATGTACCATGAACCGTTAAAGAAGTTAATTCTGCATTAGTAGCAGTTAATTTGCCTCCTGAAGTAACATTAAATGTCTCTCCTGCTTTGATACTAGAACCTGAAATATTAGTACCAGAAATAGTACCACCAGAAATGGCTGAACCACTAATAGCTCCAGTACTACCATTTAAAATAACGCTATTATTAGCGCTCTATAAATTACCATCTGAAGTAACTTTCCAATTGCCGATAGAACCAGTGCCACTAACATTAAGATTACCACTAATATTTATATTACCAGATAAATCAGCATTAGTAAATTTAGCATTACCAGCCGCATCAATAGACCAGGGAGATGTCGATCCTCCCTAAATACTACCATCCCATTTAATTTTAAAAGCATTACCAATTTCAATTGGTATTCCATTAGGATTATTCGTAATGGATAAAGTATTAGTACCACTATCTCCAGTAAAAGTAATTAAGCCTGCTCCATCATTATCATATGCATCAATAATAATATTACTTGAACGTAACTCAAAATCAAATGCATGAATGTGACCAGTACTTAAATCAATTTTCATACCAGCACCGGGTACGCCATTTGCTCCGATTGGATCAAAATCATCAGATTTTAAATAATATCCATCAGAACCAATATAAATTAAATTATTTCCACTCGTATTATTTTTTACAACTAAAAATGCAGTAGCTCCATCACTAGAATCAATCATTACATTTTTAGAAGTTAATTTAAAATTAAAAGCATCAATATAGCCTTTAACTAAATCAAAATAAGTACCTTCACCTCGATCATTAGCAACTCCGTCAGTAATCCAATAGGTACCAGACCGATAATTTCGAGACTATAAGAAATAATTATTTAATCCAATAGAAATCAATGGTTTTAATTGCCAAGCACCTTCAATACCACTAGAATCCTTATTCCAAGGAACTTCAATTAAAAAATACTAATTAGTATTAGTAGATCCGTTCGTTCCAGTAGCACTTAATAAAATATGATTTGCATATCTACTAGCAATAGTATTATTAATAGCTTCTGTCGTGCCATCTTCTTTGTAAACAGTTTCATAATACTTATATCTATTCCCATCAGAACCTAAACTTGCACCACGAATATCAATATATCCGTCATTCAAATCAATTTTCATGCCTGCGGGAATATCATAAATAATAGCGCCATCTTGTTCACTACGATCTAACCGAGTCTATTCATAAGAAGCACTTGTAATCGCACCTTTATTGCCATCGAATTTAATACGACCACGACCTGCTTTACCAATAAAAGCAGTGCCATCAATATTAAATCCAAAACTCTAGGCACCATCATTAAAACCATATACACCATATCCAGTTTTTGCGTCAAGATCAATACCAGCATTACCGCCAATATCACCCATCAACACACCTTGAAATGTATTATTTTCAGTTTTCCGTCCAGCACCTACCATTGATGATAATATTGTACCATTTTTTTTGTCAATTGTCAAGCTACCGTCCCAATCATTGAGTACAGAAGATGCAAAACGATTCTATGTAATTACAATAGGCTGAGACCATAATAAATCATTTGTAATTGCAGAATATGCTTTTACAACAGCATAACAATCAATATTATCCAAATATAATGAAGCTGGAGTTAAACCACCCGCATCATTAATAATTGGCATATAATTACGATAAAACTAATACTCTTTATTGTTTTCATCTGTAAATTGTACACCATTTGCGTTATAATATTCAATATCCCAATTAACATCAATTTGATCATTGGGATTATAAGTCTTAGATCCTAAAGTTATTTTTTTCATTGCAAATAACTTATAAGGATTATCAAACATACTTCTATTATCAATAGTACCAAAACTATTATAGACAATAGAAGTTGGTCCAGAAATATAATAATCTCCTGCAGCCGCTGGTATTGCACGCACTGTCTCTAGTGTTACCGTACGATATTTCACTGTTCCTGCAGTCTCCTCAGCAGCCCCGGCCGCACTTAACTGAAATTTCGTACTTGCCTTAACAATACCACAACTTCCACCAAAAGCAGTTAAACCAATAACTTTATTTCCATCTTCAATTTTTGTAGGAGCATTGCCATTTAATTTAAACAACCAAGAGGAAGTAAATTCAGAAGTCTATCCGACTCCATTAGCTCCAATACTGAGATCAATTTCTTCATTATTAAAATCTCTTAAAGATACATCTAAAATTAAATTTTTAGTGGGTAAAGTTGCTACCTAATTTGTAGCAGGATTAATAGATAAAGTATATTTAGTACCATTGCTACCTATTACTCCAAAATTAAAAAATTCTTCGCCACTTACAATATCATTATCAGTAGCAGCTCTAAATTCACATTTAATAGAATTAATACTTGCGGAAGCATCATAGTACGGTTTAATTTTATACCAAAAATCTCTTGTATCAAATCCATTACCATCCAAGAAAGTCCATTTACCAGACTCATCTTTTTCTCCCTAAATCTATTTATAAAAACAAATATATCCAGCTTTTGAATAAGGTGGTTTTGGATTCATTTCATAATCAGTGACAAATCCATGAGCGATAAGCTCATCAATATTAACAGTTAACATAGTTGAAGTAATAGGAACGTACCAATAAATACCTCCGCTAGCAAGGATTTCATCACCATATAATAAACCATCATATTTAACTCGAATTTGTCGTAAATGGCTTGCGTCAGCGCTATCCATTAAATAATTAGTTAAATTATAGCATTGATAATCATTGCGAGATTTATCAATATGTTCAAAGATTAATAAATCTCCTGTTTCAATATTTGCGGTTTCGGGTATCCGATCTTCGTTAGTAAAAATTAACTCATCGCTTTCATACATTGCATGATTATAAAATAATACTGCTTTGTATTTTTCTTCAGATTCATTAAATCTCATTATAACATCAATTAATCCCTCTCCTGGAGCGAGTTTAATTGCATTATAAGTTTTACCATCAATTTTTTCACCTTTACCAGGAACACCTATATTGCGAGGAAGTTCAGTTAATCTACGCCAACCGTTAGATAAAAACTAATGAACTTCATTATTAACATAATCTTTATCATATCTAAACCAATAAATACAATACTTATTATCATAAGCACTTAAATCTTTCTTAATATAAGATTTCCATTGAGTTTTTGTATTTTTGTAAGATTGTAAAGTATTATAATCAACACCATTAAAAACATCAATTGGAAAATCATATTTACTTTCTGGATCTAAATACTCTTCCAAAGTATTTAGCACTCGTTCCAATCGTATTTTATAAGTGTCATAAACTCCTGCATATCCACTATATGCGGCAGCATCTCCATACACTCCTGGTTTAATGACATTATTTAATAACGCTTCAATCTTTTGTCGCACAGTTTTAAAAGCAATCTTTATATTATTTCCATAGTGAATATCCCATTTACTATTCCAGTTATTTATTTTTTCACTATCGCTAGCCCATTCAAGATTTTGAGTTTTTACACCATGTGCTAATACACCCTTATATTGTGCTTCCAAAAGCTCAAGATTGTCATCAATATCTGCGGCAAGGGCAGCTAAAGAATCGGACCCTCCGGCGGCCGCAAGCGCAATTAATTTATCAATTTCATTTGTAAAAGTAGTAACTCCTTCTACCTAAGAACGCAAAGCTCTTAAAGTAGTTGTTAAATCCTAAGTGACTACTTTCATTGCCTTTGTAATTAAAGGAATAGCTTCTTCTAGATTAGCAGCAAGATTTAAACTATCTCGGTCTGTCGGGATAC